ATACATTTCTTAATTATCTCTTTCATTTTGAAAATAGCTATCATACTATGAAAGAGTGTCGATATATTGGGAAACATGGGCGAGAAATGGACTGGTGTACCGAAGATTATGCCTATTTTCTGGACTATGCATGCCCCCCCCTTGTTTGGGAGCAGCTCCGTGAGCAATTTCCAATCGAACACCTTTCAGATGAGAGTGATTTTTCGCAGAGGTTATGGAATGATATTCCATTCGCAGTATTTTTCATGCTTGATTTGAAGAACTCGCCCTCCTCGAGTGATCTAGAGAATCGTATAGCGTGGCTTGATACGGATGAAGAGGAAGAGCAACCGAGAAGGAGGCATATCACGGATCCTTATCTGTTAGATTATGGAAAGGATCGCTACAAATATACAGAATCAGATACACGCCTATAAATTACGAAGACCATGCGGTTTGGCTAAATGGAAGAACACCAATTTGTCCTAGCTGGTTTTTGTACTTGAGTTGTTTCTTGAGTTGAACGGTGCCTTCAGGTGTAAGTGGCATATCACGGCCTTCCAGTTTATTCCTGCGATCATTCTCGGATTCACCAGGCTTGTCACCATAGCAATTTACACCAAAGCGTAACTCGGAGTTTTGGAAAAAACCGCCATTTATGCCAGGCATACCGCACTGGAGCCGCTCATCATCTGTACCAGACTGTAGATTGTCCCATGACTCTTTCTGCGTGGGATACACTGCTGCCTGGCCTTTTACCCAGCCATAATTACACCAATCAGCGCCGTTTTGCCAGGCATCCTTGACCTGTTCATATGTAGCAAGTTCAGCACCGAATGCGCGGCAAAGTGGCTCTGCGTCATTATAGGTGTATTTGTTTTCAGAAACATTGAATACTTGTTTCTTACCTGGAATAAACCTATTCAGCGTATTTTCTGGCGTAATCACTTCACCTATGTCTGTAACTGCCTGATTCAGCTCCTGACCAGCATCTGCCGCAACTTCCTTAATCTCTGTGCCTGTCATACCTAGAAACATACGAATGCGTGTCCATATGTCGTTGAGTCCTTCAGAAAGTTGTGTGCTGTACATTATTATGACGGTAATCATAATAATAATGCCAGCTATGCTGATAATGAGCCCCATAGAGGGACCACTGCTCGGAATCGCATTAATGGAGTCATTGATTGGCGCAACCATGTTTTTCATCACATTTGTACCCGTATTTACAAATGAATTTGACATTGTTGCTATGTTAGCTGAAGCATTTGATATTTTGTTTGCCGTATTTGCTACAAATGAGTTTATCGATGTAGGTAGGTTCACCGCGTTGTTTGCCTTATTGGCATTCATTCCCTATTCCTGTAATAGATTTGTAAATAATCATAGTAGTGACTACTTACAAATATACCCTATAACGCTACTGTTATGTATTGTTACACATATTAAAAACCATCCTCCATAGTACGGTTGCCTCCACGCATGTTAATGTAGTTGCGCTGCTCGGGTGATGTACAGACACAGCCCGTATCGGAAGAGTATGACGCAGAGCAGCATTCAGGCTTGGATTGATTATTGCGGAAGATGAAAAGGCTGTCGGAGCCAACCTTGAAGGAAGGGCCTAGTAGGGGCTCGTTGGGTGCCGTATAGCGCCATGTACTGACGTTATTGCCCGTAGAGACTTTCACATCATCGAAGGGGCCCATCGGCTGATATTGTTTCATAGCGCCACCTGCCTCACTAAGGAAATGAGACGCAAATCCCTCACGCATACCAAAAGACATGCTATAGACCATCACAACATTGGCAACAAGTAATAAGACTAGACCCGTAATCAGAAACGCAGTTCTCATCGTAATTCTGTAAAGTGTTACGACATTTTCTTTACCTGAGACCGGAGCCGACCTTCAACACATTTGTTTGTAGATTCTATTTGTGCGTATCCTACTTCCGTAAAATCCCTTAGGATTATCTCTTTCGTATCATGAACTGCTATAAAACTTCCCTCCTCTGTAATTATGTTTATTCCCGTAACGTGCACAAGTTCCGTTGTAGCATAGGATGGCATCCTTTTCCAGATATCATCCTCCTTGTATATCATATTTGTCAGCCAATCTGTGTGAATATTCTCTTTCTTTGATATATGCGTGGTTGTTTGAATGATACCAAGGATACGTGTAGGTCTATTCGATTGGTCACATACTGTATCGCCGACATGTAATGATTGTGCTGTGACATGTCCAGTAGGTGTTTTAATACGCATTGTGCCTGATATGGCAGGATACTCTAATGAGCCATCGATGGTACTTGGCCATTTATCGCTAGATTTACCCCTATTTAACTGATGAAGTACAGTGTAATTCCATTCGTAATGCCCTGTTGTATCAATATCGTCTAACTCTTCCCAATCGCGGAAATACTGCGTTTCACCGCTCGATGACTGTATAGGTATCGTGTGCGTTGATGTGTTCAGACAGTATACATATTCTTCCGTACAGTTTGTCTTGACTGCCCTTGGATCTTCTTGAATAGGATGCCAGCCATCTTCCGTCGATTTCATTACTAAATGCGTGCCTGATACATAAATACCGTTAAGATTCCATAGGGGCACCTCATTTCCTGATATTTTCATAATCGAATCAACCAGAATATTGTTCTGTAAAACATCACCCAGTTTTATTGTAGAAATGGGTTTCACGGTCTTATCGTTCATAACCACCCGTGTGGTAGGTGAAAAACAGAATGTGTTTTTGTAAGATGCTGCCGATACAGCCATTGTGCCTACAGCTACCGCAAGAATCGCACCTAACGCAGCTAAAATGATTGGAATAACTGGCAAAAGTATAAACCATAATATAATAATGATGGCAACCATAATGCCACAAATAATAAGGACAATTTTGAATACAAGGTCAATCGTGTTCATCATTCCACGAATCAACGTTAACCCAATATAGATCAAGCTTATCATCATCGTATTTACGCGACCAAATGCTGCTTTCAAATGTAGTGTTACAGTACGAATTTGTTGCGCAATATTGTTGTATTTGCGCATAAACTCATCAATATATTCCATGAACGCATCATATATTTTTTTAAGTATAACTCGAATGGCGTTCATTGCCTGACTTACTACACTCGCGGAGCCTGCTTGTTTTGAAAATACGGTACCTAGGGGTGTCATAACTTGTGCTGTAATGGTTTTGACCAAGCTATCCATACAAAATGAGAAATTATCCTTTGAGAATTGACTTGGAGTTCGAGGATCATCTTTTGGTTTGAAGTAAGAGCCCATTGCCATGATAGGCACATTACAACGCCTGGTACTCCAATTACTTATGATCTTATCTCGTTCTATTTGGGCTATTACAAATCCTAACCCTGCTGTTAGGGCAACCGTCAAAAGCATGAACGGCCAGAACAGCATCTCCCTTTTATGTCTTTAGCTGTTTTAATTGCTGCGCATAATACAATTCAGCATCCGGGGAACACAGCTCGATACTATCACGAATCATCGTTCCATCCGCTAATTCTAGTATGGATGATGGGCTGACAAATAGGGATATGAAAACAACAGGATTTGTTGTTAAGAGCTTTGACATAGTTGCTGCTCGTTGCCAACGATTCTCCTGTTTATTCCATATAAGTGTGGATGATGAAATACCATATGGCATTAAACAGTATTCTGTAACTTCGCGATGAACTTTACCAATAACAGTACATCCTGTTGAAAGTTTTGTACCTAGCGTTATTTCCTGTATGGTTTGGATTGTACCATTTGCCAAACGTATCGGTGTGGATGGGTGGATAGATGGATAGTATTCTCGGAAAGGGTACGATACTGTATGTTGTCCTCCATTCACGGCCTGCTCAATAAATCGCATCGTCTTTTCATCGACATCATTCTCCTCTGTTTCATCATAATCTCTGAATCTATAGGAGCCAATGGGGATAATATGGTCCGATGTATTTAAGCAAATAAGTGAATTGCCAGTGAGTGGTTGTGATGATGTTAAGGCATCTGGGTGATGCTCTGCGAGTATCCATTTGCCTTCATGTGCCAAGTAATGGTTTGTACTAACATGTACGTAGGAGTTACATGTTGTATCGTATAACATAACCATAGGCTGTCCATTCGCCCCAAAATGGAACTTTGCGGTGATACGTGATTTTGTGGGCAATAATATATCGCCAATCTTTACATCAAAAATAGGGACCTTTCTAGGCGTATCATCATTGGGTGACATAATCTCAACCACTGTATCAGGTGTGAAACAGAATGTGTTCATAAATTTAAAGAGAAATGTGTGTGTAAAACTGGACATGCCTGTAATTCCTGAAAGACCCATGTACATAATTGAAAACATGATCGCATACATGCGACCAATCAGTGATTTGATTCGGATTGCGGATATGCGAAGTTTGAAGAAAAATGTGGAGATTCTGTCTGTAAATTCTTGAAACATTACATTAATACCGCCGCCAATTGTCGCCACGCCAACGCGCAATGAGTTGATAGAGTTCATCATCATAGAGATAAGGGACGTGAAACTTCCAAGAACGGATGCGAAAGGTCCCGTAATATCAAGGGACTTTGTATTAAAGATATTTCCAAGGCAATAGTTGAAATTATCGGATGTGTTATATCCATATAGGGCAGCAAAGGGCATAATACTCGGATCACATCGATATTTGTCCCAATTGGCTTTCACTTCAGAAATTGATGCTACTCCTGAAAGGACATAGATAATTCCAATGAAAATCAGTGTAATCAGAATAATAAACGCAAGGGCATTAGAAAAGTTCCAGATGGATATTCCTTGACCAGGGGTGGCCGCGGCGGCCGCTAAAAACCTTGAAAACATGTTTGGCTCGGTTGGGGGTTTATTCACAGTGGCCTCATCTTTAGCGGCGGGTGCCGAAGGCAGAGGAACCACTTCACTATAAGGAGCAGCCAGTCGCTTTTCATTTATTATAACCTCACCTGCTTCGTTCGTTCCGAGAACAGGAACCACTTGAGGTGTAACAGGTACACTGCCACGACCTGAGACTACTATGCCCTCTGGTGGCGGTGCTGAGGGTGTGGGTGCGTTGAAAGGAGGAGCAGTGGCGACGACGTTAACAGGTGAAGGTTTACTTACTTTACCATCCATTCCCTATCCAGGAATGGAATAATTCATGGAACATTTCATGCGCTTAAAATACGTAGTTACTGCGGATCCAATCACGATCTATTTTGAAGATTTTAGAGGCATCCGCCGCTGTTCGCATCGATAGCTTGGCAACTGCGTCAAGCTTTCTGTATACAGCAAGAGCGCCGTACCGATCTACCGCTCGTTTGAGGGCGACTCTACGTTGGGAGTCAGGAAGACGGTATGAATAACCGTATTTGATGAGTTCTCCCTTCCGGAGTACACCAATCCCTTTACCATCACGAGGACCCTTACCCGTTAACCCCCTATTCTTTATACAGGCAGCAGGCACATGTACAGAATTCGCATGAGGACGGACTGTATACACCTTATGATTTCTACGCACCGTAAATCCTAGTTTCTTTGTCGTATTCTTAAACTTACGCGTATAGCTCTTGCGTAATATGTGCCCACTTGGACAGTCTTTTACATCACCGCCTTTTGTCATATCCCTAGTCTAGATGCGGATTTAATCCTCTCCTGGATTTTTCTGTTGATGAAATGGATAATGTTTAATTACATTTGAAATATAGTCTTTATATGGATTTCTATCGATTGGATTATTACGTAGTACAAAATTAGTATACCACACTGCTGTCTTTTTTGCGATATCACGCGCCTGATCTGGTATACCTGACCAGGGCTCTTTTGTCCAATCAATCGTATCAACACGTACATTTGGTATGCTGTTCATAATTGTATAGAGATTGGTTAGACTTATCAAATATGGATTGAGAAGATTTACATCCTGTGCCTCTGGAGTGTCCTCTGGATATTGAAATACAATAGCATTATACATAGTACGTTTACAGTCCGTCAGTAGTCTTTTGAATTCCTCTGATACTGGCTCTAGCGGTGTCTCATTTCGAATGGGTTGCTGCGCATCCTCATCGCTAGTCTCTCCCGACATTACTCTACTACCAGCCCATAAACTATAAGCAGAACTCCTACCACACCTATGGAGTAGGCTACACGGGTAGCATCTGTGAATGGCTCTATAACATATTTCCCTGGCACTACTCGCGGTGGGACTTTCGCATCATACACGTCATCTGCTGCGGATTGTGCGATTTGCATTGTCAGCTCCTTATTCTGTTTTTCAAGATTCTTTCCCATATCTGTTGTGCTTCCGGAACCATTTAGACCAATAGGTGTCACTTGTTTTGCCGCTATTTGTAGAACAGGCGATGGGGAACTTTCAGACATATTCTACTCTGTGCTGCGCTAAAATACATGAAGAATTTTCATAAGTATATTCAATGGACCCCAGTCGTATAGATAAGCGTTCTGTCGAAGATGCGTCTCGTGAAGCGAGTGAGCGCCCGCTCGATTTTAATCCAGCAGCACGTGCGACTATGCTTCGTGATATGGTGCGCGATCTCGTACCCCTTGTTCACCAAGGCAAATCTGAAGCAGAACTCAAAGAAGCCTATCCGTTGTATGCCGATACCTTTCCTGAACTTTTTAAAAAGATTGTAGCCAAACAGGATCTAACCCCTCTGAATACAATGATTTCTATGCTTGATAAAATAGCGACAGGAAGTATTAGCCAACACGAGGCCTCCATTATCGTCGGTCAGCGCCTTGTTGACCGCTTCGTGAAGCCTCAATTGAATGGCTCCTCGCCGGATAAACGGGAACATTAAATGATGTACACCACATATAACTTAGATATTCATGCTCTTGTAAGATGGCACGAATATCACTTTCATTCGCTTTTTCAATACATATGAACACTTCACCAAGATAGTGTGTCTGTTTTTTAAGAACTGAGTCACGAATCTTGTCTATAGTTGTTTGAAACTTCGTAGGCAAAGGTGTGTGGAATAGACGGCTTGGAATAGTGCCCCTTTCAACCCCTTTACAAATCTGCTTTAAAAACTCCATGGTCTTTGCTGAACATGTACGATAACCGCAACCAATAAAATACTGCTCTGGATTACAGGGTCTACTGGTGGCTGGTTTGTAGAGTGTCCATGAACGAAAATGGCAGGATAATAGATAGATGAGATCCAGGGTTGCTGAATGATATGTATCGAAGAATTTTAGAATGAAATATCCTCCATCTTTCAGAACCTCAAATCCAATACGTGATGACGATAGTAATAGTGGAAATACAAATCGCTCCTGCTGAAGATAGTCCGTTGAAAAATCAAAGCCTCCATCGGATGTAAATATGTGTACTTTTGGACCACATTCTGTAACAAATGATGCCTGGTTTACAGCGTGTGTAATGTCGCCCGTATTATCATCGCCGTATATAATCTTAATTGATTTGTGTTTTTGAAGAAAATGTGTTGCCCGTTTCCAACCTGGCACATTTGTCTGATTGGGACGCAGGGTCATGGCCGTTAATTGGGCCGCGGTCTTTCTGCGTTTGGTCAACTCATCCATCATCGCCTCCATAAATCCACCAGGGCCTTCACATACATGTGCCGTTCGAAGCCTAGTATCATGTTCAAATGTCTTGAAAAAATCTGACACCGCGAGAATTTCAACCATCTTGAAAAAGGAACGACTAAGTGGATGAATCATACACACAGATTCAGGGAAATTGGCGTACTTCTTTTGTGTATATACCAACTCATAGGGGTTAATTATTTTTTTATAATATTCCCATTTACAATTGTCGCCCGTTTCATATTCATGAATACGCTCACGAAGTGTATTTAGATCCGTTTCTTCTTTACTACAGGCATATGACCAATCCTCAAATACTGGATTCATGGATATATCATGTACAACATGATCACCTTTAAAAAATATAATTTCCTTCCATGGGGCACCGACTGACATATGTTTATATGTCGTATTTGCTTTATGCTCCGCTACTCTTCGTCTTGCTCTTCAATAATGTCAATGGCTATATCTGGCTCTATGAGTTTATTCACGGTGGGTGGCATGGACATATTCATCTGGAATTGAGCTGTTGCGCAAGGATCCGCTGCCTGAATAGATTCTGAAATCAGCTCTGATATGTCGCCGTCCTGCTCTTCTTCGCCTTCCGCATCTTCGTCCTCTGGCACTTGCTCATAGAGGGTTTTCAGCGCAGCTTCATCGAGCAGAATCTGTGAGAAGGCAGTTCCGCCGCGGAAAGGCTGCCCTGTCATCACATTCGCAGATACTCCCGTTACAGGGTCGACTTCACCAAACAAGGATGCCTTGAGGGTGATACGTTCCGTTTCCTCAAACGACATCTTCGCAATGGGACCAATGTCATTCTTATTAATACCATAGCGGTCCGCAGACATTAGGCGGCCTGTACGCGTCATCCAGTCGCAGAGAATGCCAAGGTGGCGATAGTTCACGCCTACCGCATCAAAGAGTGCGTTCAATTCTGACATGAGAATCGCACGAACTGCTTCTAGACCTAGAATATCCATTACATCATGTACATTTGTTGTATAGAGGCGCGTAGCATCGATTGCTGGATGATTTGCGACTTTGACAAAGTTCGAGCCATCTGTATCCAGAATATACTGCTCCAACGGCTCGTATTTCCTATCAACCATATGGACACGCTGTTTATCCATGCGGAATGTCACCGCCTTAATACCAGGAATGCCGCGGATTACTGTATTATTTAGCAGCTTATTCTGAAACTTCTTCAGCACAGTAAAGTCGTCGAGCTCTGACGCAGTACTGCTGTCCTTTTCCTTTGGTAGACGAATGCGCATAACTAGATTATCTGAATTATAGTCGTTATAGACTATCTGCGTATCTGAATAGATGTTTTTAATGACAAAGGCTACATCTGCCATGGAAATATTCTTATTAAACATCTCCTCGCGGTTCAGCTCAAGTCGTAAAATCCATTTGCTCATCAAATCAGCGGATGCGTCTCCTAATTCTGTCATTTCTAGCATTCGATAGAACTCGATGAGTTTTCTGTCTTCATCTACCACCGATGATTCGTCCGTGGGGTCCCAATAGATTGCGACTTTATCTGTAATATTGCGTAGAAGTGTCAGCTCCAGGTCCTGAACAACTTCGCGCGCCTTTTCCTTGTTTTGGCGGTACTCAGGCTTCAGGTAAATTGTGAGGGAAGTCGCCTTAGGATTTTTCGTAATCTTGAGCAGCTCTCGCAGACGAGGTACACCTCTCGTTACTGCGGATTTGCTTGCTACGCCGGCCTGGTGAAATGTGTCGGCCAAGCATATGCCGTTAACAACGGTGAAATTGCGCGTTTTCTCAACAGTTAAGTCGTACACACTACCCTTCATTGGCGCAGTTTCCTTAATATTTTTAACTTTATCAAGGATTACATCATTTAATTCAGCCCATTTACATTTTTTACTAGGCGCTTTAATCATATTTAGACGTTCCTGCTTTTTAACAATAGTCATTGTAAATTGCTTCGCAAACAACGCACTAAACTTTTTAGGGATATATAGTGTGTAATGTCTAGATACTGATTTGAATTTTTTAATCTTTGGCATGCGCGATGAAATGGTTGAGAAGATACCATAGCGAAGTAGTAACGTGCTGAATACGTTAATTAATTGTTCAGATACTGATGTAACTGATACAGTTTGCTGTAAAGATACGCATCCATCTCCACTAATATATCCATCCATCAGGCCATGAACAAATACATCTGGTGCTTGAAGTACCCAGTCAGGAATATGCTTAGTATAGGATAGGCGGCCAAATGTTTCACTCATTACTTTTGCCAAGATAGTTGAATGAATAACAAGGCTTGTTGTCTTGCCAGTAATCCCAGTGTTTTCAATGATTTTATCTGCTTCTGCGACATGATACCCTACAGACCATGAGTCCATTAGACTTTTAATCCTATTTATGTATGCTGTATCATTGTTTGTAATATTTACTTGTGTAGTATTGCTCATGCCCTCTGCCAGGTATGCGCCTACAAAGAACCCAAACTCATCTGTAAGTGGAATACTAGCAGGAATATGCGAGCACGTCACACCTTTTGGTTTTGTATATACACAATCACTACGATACGTTAGCGCCCTTCCATTATATCCATTTACAAATGCTTCCCTGAAAGCATCGCTGCGTGAGTATGGAATTGTAAACTCTTTTCCATGAAAGGCAGAAAACCAATGACGATTTCCAGCCTCATTTTCACGCTTCATGACTTCAAGCGCTTTATTTATATCATATCCATATAGGTATTCTTTTGCGGATAGAATAGGGCGTAGGGATAGCTCAGTAATATGTGTAATGCCATCTAGCTTCAAATCCATACTAATTGGCATTTTGTCGCCAATAGTTAATTCAGAACCCTTTGTGTGTACAACCTTTCCATCTTTATAGGTTAGGAATGAATGCGCCTTTGTTGCTTTTACTTTGCGACCTGATTCAAGTTCAACCTCCAGAATTGTATTTGTACCATCTTCATTTATTACAGGGTGTCGCGTAATTGCCTCAAGCTTTGTCCACATCATCGTACCATTTTCATCACATGATAGCGCTTTCCAATCGTGGCCGTCCTTAAGTTCAATATACACTTGATCATTTGCTAAATGCTGGATTACTGAAGTGTTCTCACATTCTTTATAGTAATTATCAATAAACTCGCCAATCATAGGGGTCATAATTGTTCCATTTTTCGCAATTATAATTTTTTCATCCCAATCAACGGAGTTTAGCGTGTTGTGTACTAGAACATTGTTATCCACCATGAAACTGTCATTGCCTGGGACCGTGAAATCGTACACGTACTCCTTAGGGTCAGGCTTGTAATTCAGTTCCACAATTTCATCCCAAATTACATCCGCATTTGCCGCAGACTTGAGGATACGCATGTTATTCGAAATAATTGCCTTACTACCTTCATCGACATGAACAGCAATCATTTCCTCAAAGTCGCCAATATACTGCTGTAGAGTTAGGCGGCCAACACTTTCCTTCTTCGTCCAGCGGCCATATGTGCGTGACTGACCAGGCATGCGTAGGAGCTTACCCGTTTCCGCAATGATATGACCAAGTTCTGGAATCTTGTCAAACATTTCCTGCGTATTATGTTTATCATCACGCTCCATATACTCAATGACTGCGTCAAGGCCTGCTGCCTTTTCTTGGAGATTGAAGCCGATTGTTCGCTTAAATTGCGTCGCAAACTTCTTGAGGACATTTAGCGTATACATGACTTTGTCAGATATATGTTTTGTGGTTTCTTCGCCGACTACACCAAAGATTCCGCAGTAGCCAAGGAGCGCGGCCATTTGTTCAATGAGCTTCTTAGAACGAGAGCCTACACGAATCTGTTGGCGGTCGATATTCACATTTCCATCACCGTCAAAGTATCCGCTAATGACACCCGCAATGAACTCTGCGTTTGAATGAAATACGAAAGGTGCGACTTCTTTGATGTAGGAGCCCTCCTTGAATCCTGAGACGAGAAGGTCCTTCAGGTCCTTTGAATAGATGTTATTATCTTTTCCAGGGCCAAACTCACCATTGTAGTTTTTGATTTTAAACTCAAATCCATACTGATTCGTAAACTGGGCGAGTCTATCTTCTACCGTTGGATGAATCTTACAGATGCTCACAACATTACCACGCATACATCCATCTGCTAGGTAAATGCCACATACCCAACCAAATGCTTTTGTGAGAGCAAATGTGGTTGCGCCCTGAGTAATAGATGTAAGTGCGCCAGGAACGGTTGGAATGACGCGAGCAATTGGGATACGCATGCCAACTTTGAGGTCAGAGCCAAGTACAGGCACAATTCCAGTAGGTGCGCGCTTGAGGAATGAATGAGAGAGTGTAGCCGTTGTCTTGCGACCAGAGCGTGTTACTACTTCGACCAGTCCTCCATTTGCTGGATGACGACTAATTTCACTAATCTTGCGCCATGAAGTTTTCTCATCTTCACTTACACCAACAATATAGTATGTTTTTTCTGGAGCAAATACAATACTATCTTCCGCAATTTGTGTTACTTTGTCTAAATTCTTTGCTAGAATGGGATCAATGAAATCCTTAATGGACCCGTAAAATCGTCCCCCAGCTCCATCGGTAACACAAATTACAGTAGAACCCACACTACTCATCTGCGTAGCAGGCTCGCCAATACTTTGCGCAGCTACGACACCCACCTGCTCCCCTGGCTGGACCCAGGACTTCATATGGTTCACAACAATTAACTCGCACAGCATATCAAATGCGACAGTAGTCATGCGCTGATCGACAATTAAGCGATGAGGTGCGAGATGATAGTGAAGTAGCGCCTTCCAAATCTTGTTATGCTCTGAGCGCGTATGCTGTACAATCTTGTTCATTCCTTCGAGGACATACGCAGGTGTAAGATTCGTCTTCTCTGTCTTCTTGATTCCAAATCGTGTGGTGATATTGAGAATCATACGCGCAAGATTGACAGGCGCATTGACAGAATCAGCATCCAAGGCTGCGCCCTGATAGACACCTTCCACCATCATTACTTGGTCTGCGATAACATCCTCCACATATGCCTGAATTAGCGCAGAATCGTCATCGCGGCTTGTTCCATCCTCTAGGACCGCTGCCCAATCAACTGCCTCCATGCCAAACTCACGTTTGATTTCCGCATGTGAAAGCTTGCTTAGAGGGAGGCTCTGACCTTCTAGCTTCGTAGCCATGATGGAATCTTCGCCATAATAGTACTGAACAACATTCATCTTTGCGTCGCGAACTGTGCCGTCGTGCTGGACAACAATATCCTCCATGGCCTTGATGAGCTGACGCTGGATATATCCTGTTTCGGCAGTTTTTACTGCAGTATCAATTAAACCCTCACGACCTGACATGGCGTGAAAGTAGAATTCCTGAGGAGTCAGACCGCGAATGAAACTGGATTCTACAAAGCCACGCGCTTCTGCGGAATCATCATACTTCTTGAAGTGCGGCAGAGTACGGTCCGTGTAGCCATAGGGGATGCGCTTACCTTCCAGCGCAGTCTGACCTAGACACGCAATCATTTGCGCAATATTGATGACCTCGCCCTTAGAGCCAGATTTGACCATCGCAACGAGACGATTCTCATCTGATAGCGAGCCTTGTGCCGACTTACCCGCATCGCTCGCAGCTTGATTGAGAATACCGAACACCTGGTCCTCAAACTCCTGCTGATTGGTCTTGCCAGTGTTGTTATCAAACAAGTCCGTGTGGACCTGTAGAATCACCTGCTCAACCTGTTTTTTACGCAGCTGAATTGCCTCTTGAATTTTCACCTTGGTGTCCTCATCGGCCACAAGGTCACTGATGCCAATACTGAAACCATTCATAACTAGGAAGTTTTCCACCGTTGTTTGGAGGGAATCTAGAAGGTCAACCGTATGTTGCGGACCGTAGTCATTATATGTCACATGGATAATACCCTTACCCGGCTTCATATAAATGCTTGAGTCAACAATGCCTTGCTCGATATTGCCCTGAACAATCTTAACGAAGTTGTTTGAAGTCTTATCCTCTTTGTCAGAGTTGAAGGAGTTGTTACCCATACCCATGTTGATGGGCGGCAGGAGTTGAGACAGCACCTGCTGACCCGTATAACGCGTATTATTTGACGCAGCGGGCTGAGGGATTTCACCATCGAAACGCTTATTTGTCATCATGAGGTTCATGAACTCGCGCTGGTTGAACTCAATGCCGGGACGCGTTAGACGATAGGACCCTACGAGCGTATCTTGAAATACACCAATTAGGGGTTTTGCGTGACGGGGTGTCACGATATTCTGAGGAATGGACGCGATTTCTTCCAACTCAACCGCGGCTTCCTCAGATTGGGGAGCGTGTAAATTCATTTCATCTCCATCAAACGTTACTACCCAAGCTTTCGCAATGGGACTAGAGTACACCTTAAGCCGCAGCCAAACCTGCGACCGACCCACATCTACTCGTTGCACAGCATCCAGATTCATGTATTTGTATTATGAATCACAGGACTTGGCTCAGGATTGCCCATTGTTTATGAATAGCTTCCTCATGCTATCATTCACATCTCATTGCGTTGTCACCGTATTCCTATGCGGCCATTAGCCGAGGACCCCTGCCCCTTTCGGAGGCCAGGTTGGTATCAATGAGTTTTAGGGGATTCCCTGAATTTGAGGGTCTTGCACCAGTATAATGATACTAGTACTAGGCGGTTATATAGCAGATCATAAAGATGAAGTTATGACCCACTGTAGTATTTACACCATTTTCCCCCATAGGTATTACTACAACCTATGAAGTGGCCACCTGTTGCCGACTTTTTGATATACTATCTTCAACTTCGCAATCATCACCAATATCCAGCAATTCTACAAACTTTTTGGCTTCAGCATATGCGTCATCAACTGTAATATTCTTTCCACCAAAGCAGATCCGTTTCTGATCTTTGTAACTTGTCATATCGGCTGTTGTGATATAGACAGCTACAAGAGATGAGGCACTTGTTATACGAACTTGTACAAGTTGTTTGCCATCAAACTGCTGTAGTTTTCTAGAATATTTTACACTTGAGTCATCTGCTGTGAAGTTTTCCTCAATAACAGGACAGTCAAGATCTTTGGCGAAAGACCTTGCCTGTGTTAGAGCTTCTTCGAAAGTCATTTTACTATCTTGTCCAAAGCATAGGCGCCGTTCTTCACCGTTGTTTAGCTGTATGTTCAGATAAACTAGACGATAGGCGCCGTTTCTTTTGATGGGGCGGAGGGATGCTGTTACAGCAATTTCCTTGAAGTGTTCTTGAACAGTTGTTTCTAAACGATGCTTGTTACGTGAATGTTTATACACATTCAGGCCATGTGGAACAGCTGAGTTTAACTCGCGTATCCATTTGGCTTCAAGTTCATCTAGGCGTTCAAGTAAATCGACTTCAAGAATCTCAACTGTAAAGTTTTCACGTCCATGTTCTTTAATTGCTTGTGCTAAAGGTGTATCCTTATTCTTTGCAATTGAAACATGATCGCTCCACCGCCCCATAGGACCATAGTTATATGGCTTTCCATTTCTATACTTCACATCAGTTGTTTGACCAATGTATACCTTGTTCATCGGTATACATGTAATTTTGTAGATTGAACCGGACATTCTGATAATGTAACGGATGCGTTGTTTAAGTTATACCCGCTGAAAATCGGCGTTATAAGGACGCGTCACCAGAACATTCAGGCGAAAGGTCTTGTACGGCAGTACCTTGACCCTATGCGCCATCATGGACATTTTGTGTAGCGTCGGCTGACGATTAAAGAGGACGATGTCGCCGTCTAGCAAGTGACGATTCACAGTGTCACCATTGTAGAGGACAATGTCCTTCGCATTCACATGCTTGAGCGAAATCATGCGTCCATCTTTGCGCACAATTGTCTTTGCGCCTGGATACTTGTCCGCGCCATTCTGTACGAGCTTGTACAGCTTATCACGATTATGAACCGTGACACGCTCAGGATAGGTGAGATTCGACGCAATCTCAATCGGTACACCCAGCTCTCCAATCGAAATGTTGGGATCTGGAGTGATAACCGAACGCGCGCTGAACTCTACGCGCTTACCCTGAATATTGAAGCGGATACGGCCTTCCTTTGAACCTAGGCGCTCCTGAATGGATTTCAGAGGGCGGCCAGAGCGCTGCGCAGACGGGGCAACGCCTGGAATCTGGTTATTGACGAGAGTCGCGACGTGATACTGAACGACGCTAGACCACATATCAATTACATCCTTTGAAGCATTGCTGTCAATCTTTTGTAATAGTGTTTTATCATTTTTAATAATTTCAAAGAGTTTGTGTGTCAAGTCATCTTCTGAGCGCTGATTGTTGTCCTGTACGATGGATGGGCGCACCTGTGGCGGCGGAACTGGCAGTACGGTACAAATCATCCAGTCAGGGCGGCACCAGTAGCGCGAAAGGCCCATGAAATCGACATCCTCATCGGAAATGCGACGAAGAAGGCGATGGACGTATTCTACCTCGAGGTCCTGCGTACGAACAGCATCGGCACCCGCCCCCGCAACCGCTGTGGCACTATAATTGGCACGAATACGGGCAATCCCTTCGCGCGTAAAGTTGCTGGGCTGTGGCGCACCGCAACCATCTTCCGTCTGTTGGCCACATCGGGTGATTTTAGAGCAGGCAGTAAGAACCTCACGCCAACGCGCTTCACCCCGACGGCTTAATAAAGCCTTGTATAGTTCTTTGTCAATACGAAGTTTAGAGCACCTCACACAAATACACTTGAGAACGTTTAGAACCATGGGTAGAAATTGAATGTAGTATACGGGGCGTGTAAGACGATAGTGCCCGAAATGGCCCGGACATCCGTGATTCGTTTGTCCACATGAGCGACACACTTTACCATTATCAAGTACCCCCATGCGTGGATCAAAGAGTCCGCCAATTTTCGGTTCATTTCCTTCGTAGGTTGCTTGTGAAGTGATCTCCACAACCGATCGTCGTTCAATTTCCTCGGGTGAGAAGATTGAGAATTGGATTCCCACAATGGTTTCCAAGTCTGTTGAAGTTTGCGTAAACCCAGTTGGCATCTGTCTGAATAATAGATTAGTTTCCCTAAGCTGCTTTCAGCGGCTAAGGCGCGCTCAATTTTTTAATGAATTATAGCTATATGTATGATTTAAAGTTTCATACATATAAGTATATACAATATCATGCCAATTCCTAACATAATACATCAGATATGGGTGGGTCCAAACCCTATTCCAAACAAGTCTATAGAGTTTATAGCTGGTATTAAAGCTCTACATCCAGATTTTGAATACAGGGCATGGAGTGATTCTGATATCACACCTGAAAATTTTGTAAATTATGATATAATCCAAAAGACTACATCCTATGCTCAAAAAGCTGATATTATGCGCTATGAAATTTTATATAAACACGGTGGTATTTATTTAGATATTGATTTTGAGGTTTTCAAACACCTTGGTGAGCTTCTTACCCATGATCTTATTATTTGTAATGAAGACAAGAATACTGATAAGTATATGACAAATGCGTTTATAGCTTCTAGTAAACACAATCCCGAACTATTAAAATGTATTGAAAATATAAAGGGTGTTAATTTTAAATTACCAATAAATCAGGCAACAGGTCCATACTATTTTAGAAAGTGTATTCATATTTCTGAAAGTGTACGTATTTTACCAACTGAATATGTATATCCGTTACATTATACGCAAAGGGGGCATACATTTACTAAAACTGCGAATACATATGCTGTACATCATTGGGATAAAAATTGGTAGATTATGCCATAACTATTTCATTCACAAAATTATTAAATTCTAGTGAACGATGACTTGTTAGATGCTTTGCCCTCGCAAGTTTCATTCCAGCTAAGCGTATTTTATCAATCACTTCTCTATTTGATGGATCAAGTATATATGATATTTTATCTAGAAATGTACTTTTATCACACAGTATACATGTCTCGTTATCTATAAAACCAAGTCTATGTAATTCGCCACCCAATGCTTTATCTGTAAGCAATAATGAACCTGCTGCGGCTATTTCAAAATTTTTAAGCATTGTATAATTATATTTTGAAGCATCAACAAAACAACATAAGTATGTATGTAAAGTTTTTAAATAGTCAAAACCAACCCCCTTTGTATCTTTGCTATAATTCTTATCATAACCTGGATGTATAAGTCTAACTATTCTAGAATCATTAAGGGACACTACATACTCACGAAATGGATAGTGGTTACTAACTGTCCCTGAAAGGAATATTTTTTGTATTGGATTATTATTAAATTCTAATGGTTCTACATATTCATCAACACACGAATATGGGATCCATGTTAGATTTTGGCGTGGAGTAAGATATGCATAGGGTGAAATCAAGTAATTCGCATTTGAAATTATATAATTTCGCGTATTTGATATAAAATGCTGATCATCATATTTATATATCAAAATACAATCTTTACTACGTGGTATAGTTGATATGTCAAATCCGTCATACGTTACTAATAATATTATACATGTTTCTTGAAATAGTTTGCGTACATTTTCTATATTGGATGATTCAACCAACTCCCATCCGCACTTTTCAAGATTTTTTATAAAAGTATATGGCTCTAACGTTATATAGTTTGATAGGAATGGGGCATATATAATAACTTTTTTCATTACTGGTTATAATATAGATAATATTTATTTTAATATAATTGGTAATTCATCCCCTGTGTAGAAAAATACATTTCTATTAAATTTTTCTTCATAAATTGATAGAGTAGATTTACTAAAATTAAATGGGGCTATATTTAAATTAACTTCATGAAAATGGTACATATTTAAGATATTAGTATTTACTGTATTATTACACGATGTAAATACATAATATTTATACATGCCTTTAATATTTTCAAATAGTTTGTGTATTTCTTCATGTTTTAAATGAAATAATACGTCACGTATTATAACTAAATCCGCCATCGGGGGGCATGTTTTTACAGCATCCATATGTATAAATGTATGTTGAGGATAATTAATAGAATGTGCTGTTATTAAGTTTTCTACAATATCTATACCTGTATATTTTATTGTTTTAAATATATCCATTTGAGGCATCCATGTAAGATCACCACACCCTATATCAACAATTGATTCAATCGTATGCTTTTTACAGAATGTATCAAGTGTATTTCTAAATTGTAGTGTATTTTCTAAAGAAGATCCTGGTCCGGATAGTGGTATATCATGACGTTTATTATTCCATGTACCATTTATATATATATTATTAAATATTGATGTTCTATCGCTCATTCTAGTCTGTATAAATAGATTTTTATGTAGCGTGTTATACACATAATTATATTTTAAATCTATTATTAGATAAAATGAAACTAACACTATTTAATAATCTTGTTGTATCAACACACGATGAGTCAGATTATATAAGTTCGATTATAAAAACATATGGCATATGGGAGCCAAATATAACATTTCATATTCTTAATTTAGACTATAGTGGTATTTTTGTGGATATTGGAGCAAATATAGGATATTATTCATTAATTGCTAGTAAAAAATATAATAAAGTATACGCATTTGAACCAGTGCCAGCTAATATACGTAAATTATATGAATCAATTAGTATTAATAATATTATAAATATAATACCAATAGAAAAGGCGGTTAGTGATATAGATAATTCTATAATTGAATTAACTGTATTTCCAACAAATATGGGTGGTTCTAGAGATATAAGGGAAACAATAAATTCATCAATTCAACATATGGCCCAATATAAACTAAATAATATACACTCTATATCATTTGATTCATTCATGAACCATTATAATATAGATATTATAGATTTAATTAAGATCGATGTTGAAGGGGCTGAATTACATGTATTGAATGGTATGAAGCAGTCATTGGAAAATAAACGTATTAAAAATTTAATAGTTGAATTATCACCCTATATTAGCAGTATTCAAACATGTATTGATATTATTAACATACTAAAAATAAATGGGTACACATTATATGATATAGGCTTATGCGAGTCAGGGCCAACAATAAAATCAGTTATGTATACGGATATTACACATATTACTTCAAAACAATATGTTGAATCTGTACAACGACAAACAAATATTCTAGCACGATTAACTATTTAAATATTAGCTAATACTATATTATAGCATTAATGTTCTCAAGGGCTATGATTGTTTATACCTGATTTAAAACTATTTCCCGCAATTGATTCAATCAATAAGTATGATTACTATGAAAAATATGGGTTTAATAATAATTATCATACTAAAGAATATGTAAATCAATATAAAGAACACAATAAGGGGAAATTGGATGTAATATTTCACATATTGAATTACTAAAATCATTTTTAAATAATGAAGAAGAATGGCTGCTTGTACTTGAAGATGATATAAGTTTACACAAATATAGTGACAATTTATATACAAATCCTAAGTATATCAAAGATCAAAAAAATCAGAATAAAATCCATGATAATCTATATACAATGATACCTCAATGGGGGACCGTTGCCTATCTCAATTAAATGCCCTTTGTTATATAAATAATATTATAGAGACAGAAGGTTCTATAAATAGTACGGATAGGTCATCTAAATTTAGTAGCCTAATTTGGAATTTATAATCTAAAGAGTATAATAATATTGTAGTAATATGTATAATAATATTATACTAATACCATACCGTAATCGTAAACAACATCTAGACTATTTTATAGTAAATACGGTTCCAAATATTGAAAAGTATATGCCAATGTCAAAAGTTATTATTGTTGAGCAAGATAATAATATATCATTTAACAGAGGTGCCCTTTTAAATATTGGCTTTAAAGAATACAGGCATGATACAACATACTTTATAACACATGATGTTGACATTAATCCTACAAACGATACTATACAAACATATTACACAAAAGATATACCTGATAGAGCAGTTATGGGAATTTATACATCTGCGCATAATACACTTGGTGGAATTATTAAAATGAAATCTACACTTCCAGAGATTGTGAATGGATTTCCTAATAATTTCTGGGGGTGGGGAGTAGAAGATAAAGCTCTACAAAATAGATGTGAATATATGAATATTTCTATATCAAAAAATATATTAAACAATGATCCAAATCGTAGTCAATACTTTACAATTTTTAATGATGTAAATGATAGACATACAACACCAGATATTCATCAGCGTACACATACTGAATATACGCAGTTTCAAACATTGTCCCCTGATAAAAAACAGGCACATATATTTTCATCAGGACTATCCACATTACATTATAAAGTTAATAAAAAAACAGAGTTACATCCCATAGTTGAACATATATTTGTAGACTTTGAATAATATAAAGCAAAATCCTACTCTAATATATTAGATATGAATGCTAGTTTCACAATTATATCCTTCCAACAATACATGTGGTTCCATATCCTTTCCAGGCTATACAGATAGTTATATTCAAATTCCCTATAATGAGAATATGCGTTTACATAAACATGATTTTACAATAGAATGGTTTCAATACATGGAGCATACTCCCCATAATACACATCAGGCAGTATTTTCAATAGGTAAACCTCCCAACTGCGCGATAGGTGTCACCTTTTTTTTTCGTGATGAATTATGGCATGTAGAATTGTATGTAGATGGTATACAATATTACATTTGTCCAGTTGAAATACTCAATACATGGATTCATTTTGCCATTACACGAAAAGGCTCTCATCTATATATGTTTAAAGGCGGTGTGGAATGCGCTAGATTTGATATGGATTCCAATATAAATTATGAGAATCCCTATATTAGTTTAGGCAATATGTATCCAGCTTCTAGAAAATGGGCATTTAAGGGCTGTATTAGCAATCTGCGATGGATAGTAGGCAGATGTCTATATGAAACAGATTTTACTGTTCCATCCTTTCGATTACAATCAATACCAGGTACGAAGCTTCTATTACTAATGAAAAAAGAGGATGATGCCCTTAAAGATTCTACACAAAATGTCAGCGGCATTCAGCATATAGAAGGGCGGCACACATCTCCACCAGATGATTCTATAGCGGGTGCCAACAAAATCATGTGGATTTCAACAAGACCATTCTCATCAGCTTAAAATATATGCGTGATTCTTACATAAGTGTAATGGACTATATTGAACAGGATGAACAGCTTGGTGCGGAAATTCATTGGAAAGGTGCTGAAATCGTCTTTTCTATGAAAACGCATCGCGACACTTTACTGGAATTTGTTGAACGCCCAGGCTGGGGGCTCAGTTGCTATATGAATGGCTCTATTCAAAGCTGTTTATCAGATGAAGCAATATATCATAAACAACTTACGAAACCTATTGTGTGTGGTGGAAACGTTGCCATATTTGGTGGAGGAGAGGGGGCGACTGCTCGCGAACTTCTGAGAGCGCAGCACATTACAAACGTGGATATGTTTGAATGGGATAAGGATGTAGTGGAAGTATTTCGTACAAAGTTTCCTCAATGGGGGGAAGGTGTGTGGGAGGATCCTAGACTACACGTATATAATTATGATATTTTTGAACATATTTCTGCTATACCCGATAGTACGTATAATGGTTTAGTGGTGGATCTGTTCGAACCTCATGATCAAACAGAGGCTGTATGGAATACGCTATTTCAACATATGTATAGAATTATGAAGAAGGACGGGACGTGGTCTATGTATGCGGGTATATGTCCGCACGTATGTGCCCTTTCTATACAATACAGCATGTGTGCCATGCTGCGTGAAGTTGGATTTGTTCACGTAGACTTTATCATTGGGAATTTCATTCCATCCTATCTTGGCCGACCCGTATTTCTCTATGGAAGAAAGTAGGGCTATTTATTTGCATCAGAAAGGGAATAGTATGTTTGATGTGTGGATGGCAAAGGGTGCTGGATGGGCGCGGATATGGGTACAGGCGCGGGCATAGGCGCGGGTATAGGCGTAGGCACCGTGGATGCTGAAAATATACCAGCATCCTGTCTGGCTCGTTCTGCCAACATGGCTTGTACATTTGAGTTAAACGCCTTTGACTGCTCTGGATTGGTAGGACGATAGGAGGATGAACCATGGCCATCAAACCGCCGTAGTGCGCATCGATTGGCTCCACAGGACATGGTGCTGATTCTTGATTATATAGGCGCTATTTTGAGCTTAAAAATTGACATATTTCTAACATAGAATTACATTGCTAGAAACATGGCAGTCACAGGCAGTTTACAGACAAAAGATTATCAGCATTTCCAAGTCATAGATGAACATGGGGTCGTAGTGGCGACATTTGAAGGTGCGAATATCGCAAAGGGTTGTCTGCCAGGAGATAGTGTAGAATGGACTCCAGAATCCAGGAGTCTCAAACAGCTGGAACGGGGCGCATATCCTCTTCTTGTTGGAACGCTAGAACTCGCAAGTCGCACAACATACGGCTTAACCTCCAGTAATCACAACATATACCTCTTTGTTCCCTATACTCGCGGCTTTCCACCATTCCATGTTGGTAGCTCTCATAAAGACCGTTCATGTCATCAGATTGCGTTCGTGAAGTTCCATACATGGGATGCCACCCAATCACAATGCCCTCGCGGACATCTCGAACGCCTCCTCGGGCCTGCCGGGGACCTAAAGGCGGAAGAGGCGGCTCTTCAATGGCTCGCGCATCCATGGCCGTCTCTTCGAGGAAAGGCCGTGCCAACGCCTGGTCTTGTAGTTGGAGAGGCAGAAGTCGCGCGTCAGGGTGTTCGAGGATTCACCTTCAATATTGATCCAGTCGGCTGTCGTGATATTGATGATGTGATGTCTCTAGAGCGAGCAGAGAGCGGTTGGTTCTGTACCATCACTATCGCAGATGTTGCCGCATATGTGGAAGAGATGGGAGCTATCGATATACTCGCAAGTACGATTGGCCAAACACTTTACAAGGATGGAGAGGCTATCTATCCAATGCTACCCACCTCTCTCTCAGAGGAAGCGTGTACCCTCAAAGCGGGTGAGGAGCGCCGCGGAGTTAGCCTGGAATTCTTCTGGAATGAAACGAGCAATACCGTGAATGATGTGCGATGGTTTGAGAGCCTCTTCACAAATCAGCGAACCTTTACCTATGAAGAGTTCCAAGCGTCTGACTCCCCTGAGAGGACCGCTCTTCAACGTATCGCAACCTGTCTAGAGGGGAGCTCTGTGCCGATTACGGATTCGCATATATGGATTGAAGCTATGATGAAATTCTACAACATCACAGCGGGTGCGCAGCTCAAACAGTGTGGTGCTGGAATTTTGCGCAAACACTCTGCGCCGGACAGCGCGCGGTTTGAAGCGTATGTCTCCCTGGATCCAGAGCTGGGGCGTTTGGCGCAGAGCAGCGCAGAATATTGTCTGGCCGAAGAGGAAGAGGTGTCTCACTTTGGACTTGGAGCGGCAGCCTATTGTCATGCCACCAGCCCCATTCGCCGCTACGCCGATCTCATGAATCAGAGGATTCTTAAGCAGCTGATTCGCGGAAATAAAGAGGGGCTCTTTGTCACTGTGCCTGTAGCAGATCTCAATCTTCGAGCGAAAGCAGCAAAAACATTTGAGAAGAATCTTCACTATTTGCGAGCGCTCTTGGAGGGTCCCAAAGAGGTAGAGGGGCTTATCTTGGAAGTTTCAGATACAAAGATACGCCTCTGGATTCCATCTTGGCAAAGAATCGTCTCTATTCGGCCCGAGCCAGATAGAATCTTGGCCATGGGTCAGGTGGCTCGGATTCGGTTTGCGATTCATTTGCTTGGTCGTCATTGGAAAGAGAGGATTATCACAAAAGTGTGTTAAACCACTCCCGATACACTATGTAATTTGTTCATTAAAAAATATCTATATATACAAGAGATGACGTACACATTGTCAAATAATGTACGATTATTAGAATTTACGAGATCGTATGGAATGTTACTATTTAGTTGGACATTAATGATCTCCATGCTTGGCATTCCACATTTTTCAATTTTGTCCAGTATTATCCAATCAATTGTATTATTATTTTATTCATACTTTGGTCATAGGTTTGCGCATACCATTTCGCAATATGCACCATTTAGTTATATAAATCCGCATATATTTATTCATCACAATAATACATATAATCTGCCGAGATGGCTGAATCTTCTTCAAGAGGCAATTATGAATGCTTCTTGTTTCTTGATTATACTTGTGATACAGTACTTATGTGGTGTACATATATTTAGTACATCCATTGTTGTGAGTGCTGCGCTCTTATATGTTTTTATACACATCGCAGATTATAGCTTTCGTGGCAATAAAGAGCATAAATTACATCATCAATTTCAAATGTGTAATTTTGCACCGAATTTCATGGATATTTTATTTGAAACACGATGTGTGCCATCTGATACACCCTATTCGGATGGAACTAATGAAATTATTCACGGGATAATGGCAGTTGTTATTACATTTATATGTAAAATCACGTTCGGATGGACATAGTCCGTGCCATATGACTTATATATAACATGATACTAGTTTCTCTTGCCAGGACTTTTTTGAGGATAGGAAAATACACATCTGATTGTAAAATGTATTCTTAAATATGTGCTCAAATATAAGTACACAGCCCAGCTTTACACCAATAAAAAAGACTGTAAATCCGATAAGTATCTTTTCTAAATTTTTAAGGACTATGTCCTTTGTTGTGAGGCCAAAAAAAGACAGGACTATATCGTTCGCCTGAACGCGTGTAAAAGGTATAGGGCCTTCTAGTTTTGAGGCAACACATCCATCAAATACAAGTGATTGAAGGTATACTAATAGTACAAGTATAAACAAGATTAATAGTGTATATTTATTTGTACTAATCATAACCGTTGCGCCAACTACAAATACAATAATTAAGTGAAATAGCATAATCACAATTTGTAGAATAGTGTTTGTCATATACACGCTTCTACTATATATAATTGAAATTTTTGCGTATAGTACTACCGGACTGGTATATACTGTATCAATCAGTCTAAAGCTAACCCCATACCTACACATGTAGAATGGAAGATTATACACAACACATACGGCATCTTACAGTGTATCACTATCCGACGAAAATTAGGCTGGGATGTAATACAGATGGTGGCTATGTAATCGCGGATATATCTGGATATGATTGTTACATTTCCGCAGGTGTCTCCTGTGAAGAGTCATTTAGTCGTGATTTTATCAAATACTATTCCATGGAGGCCAATAAAAATTATGCGTTTGATGGTACGATTGATGACTATCCTTGGAGCTATACGAAAGATATAACCTACCATAAAAAGAATATTGGCCACAGAAATACGCATGAAACAACAAACCTTAGTTTTTTAACTGAAAAATATAAGTCTATATTTTTGAAAATGGACATAGAGGGGGCGGAATTTCCATGGCTAATTACGCTTAGTGATAAACAACTACAAAGCTTCAAACAAATTGTGATTGAAGTTCATTTTATTAATGATGAGCAGTTCTGCTCCGATTATATTTGTAAGAAGAGGGCACTTGAGAGGCTAACAAACTTTCACTATTTGATTCATGCGCATGGTAATAATAATGTTCAACAGGTCGCACATGGGGTTCCACAAACTATGGAACTCACATATGTACGTAAAGACTATTTTGATATTCCACCGCCACTGAATACAGTACCTCTTCCATTGCCAAACTTAGATATTCCTAACTATGATAGAAATCCAGAACTCAACTTAAATCACTATCCTTTTGTACATAAACTATAGTCCTTATAAACGAAGATACAAGCTCTCAGGCAAGACCACATCGCGAACGAGTTTGGACTTCACCGCTACGGCGGCTTCTATCTGTGTCGGCTCAGCACAGAAGGTTGCCATCGCAATCCATTCGTCTAAGAGGCTATTTACTTTCAAGATGGCTCTTGTAAAGTTGCCTTCAAAGATGCCGTGCTCTTGGCAAATGAGCGCGATATGCTCACCCTCTAGCCACCTCTGAATTGGCTCAATCCAGGTCAGAGATAGCTCCCAATAGTCTGCCGGAGAGACCGTCGGGCAGACGCGCCCTTCCATCTCTATGCATCGATTCGCAATCACGTCTAGCTCTTTCAGAACATCTTTGACTGCGTCCGAAATATGGAGCGCTTGGATTGTGGTCGGCCCAGACTCCGCCATCTTTGCATCAAACTCCAAGAATGCTGACAAGACAGCGACGAGGTCTTCTCCAGAGAGGGCCTCGGCCTTTTTGCTCAAGAACAGCTCTGGCATTAAGATAGGGTGTCCTTCATTCACCTCCGTGGCTAAGACTCCTTTGGTGGTCAGATGTGCTTGGCTCAGTTTCCGAATATCATCTAAGGCAGAAACATTCTGAAGATGCCCCATGCTCTCTAAGATGGTTACAATCGGCTCAAGTTGATGATGGTGCCCTGATAGGGCCTTCTTGTCTTCATGAAGAGAGACGAGTTGCTGATTCAGGGCCAGGTACGACCCATACTGTTTTTGTGCCTGAACCCATTTTGCGCCCATATGTGTGTTGTCCCATTGATTGAGCTGCCTTTGTGCCTCTTTCTTTGCGCTGTTGGTGCTCTGTTTCAGACGGTCTTCTATCGCTTTTCTTTGAGCCAGATCGGCAAAGCAGTCGGTCGGAACAACGGTGGTAATCGCCGCCAATTTGCGATCCGCTTCCGTAATATCTCGATCTGTATCCTGTATCAGAGCCTGTCTCTGTCGAAACCAGTAGCTCTTCTCCATAACAGTCAGCCATTGTAAAGAGCCGGTCTGAAGTGTCTTCAAGAGGAAGTCGTAATGAAAGTCCATGCGGCTCTGAACAGGTTGACGCGCACCTTTCATAATTTGACGCAGCTCTCCAACTTCGAGGGGGTCTCGATCAGGAAGATAGACGACAAGCCCCTCTGTATCTTTGCCTCGGCGACCAGCTCGTCCAGCCATCTGCGTATATTCATCTGTACGTAAGAGCCGCATTCCTCCCGTTTGGTCATCGTACTTTTTGAGACCCGTAAAGACAACGGTCTTGGTTGGCATATTCAATCCAACCGCAAACGTCTCTGTCGCAAAGAGGAGGCGCACGAAGCCCCGTGTAAAGAGAATCTCCACAATTTCTTTGAGCAGGGGCAAGAGGCCACTGTGATGAAATGCGATGCCACGTTTCAGCAGATCGCAAAGTTTGTGAAATTGGGGAAGCGTCTCAAGGGATGCGCTGTATCTGGAAAGATGAAAGTTGATGATGTGGGTGACCTGCGCTGTTTCAGAGGATGTCAAGAGGTCATGGTGTACTTTGTGCGCGTAGTCTTCGCACCCTTTGCGGCTCAAGACAAAGAAGAGAGCAGGTGTAAGTTTCAGACGATGAAGTAGACCGATTGCTTCATTCATTTGGTGAGTGAAGTCTTTGGGGCGCGTCTTTCCAGCAACGGGGCCCTCTCCACCCCCCAGCCGATGTGCGCGGACAGCTTTCTGAAACTGTTTGTGATCGTCTACGGCCTTGTCACGGCCGCGAATCCAATCGGAATAGGTTTTATCATAGAAGGATTCTTTGGCATCCATGACGGTAAGAAACGCCTCACCGTCCAGAATAGTGTGCGTCAGAGGAACGATGCGATACGATGTTTGGATAAGTTGTACGGGGCGCTGTTTCAGAGAGCCAAGCCAATCTGCGAAGAGTTCGGGATGGTCCAGAGTTGCGCTGAGCATGATGAGCTTGACTTCGGATGGAAGGAGAATCATAGTTTCCTCCCAAACTTTGCCGCGGTCTGGATCGTTGATATAATGGCATTCATCGAACACAACCGCATCTAAATCTTCAAGGCTCAAAGATGCGGTCAGCCCAAGGCGTTCGGTCTGTGTTCCGCGCTTATAGAGCAGATTCCGAAGAATCTCAGTAGTCATAACAATGATTTGCGCATCGGGTCGAAACTTGATATCGCCAGTCATAATACCCACCGTGGCGGATGGATATTGATGGACAAGATCATAGAACTTTTGATTGGATAGGGACTTGATAGGTGTTGTATAGAAGATACGTTTGTGCTTGGCCAGTGAATAATGAATCTGGTATTCCCCGACAAGGGTTTTACCAGAGCCAGTTTTGGCACAAACGAGGACATTCTGCTCCTGTTGGATAGCGGATATAGCATGTTGTTGAAAGGGATCGAGGGGAAATGTGAAAGGCAGCACAGTTGTGTCATAGACGGCAGGTGCCTTGGTCAAGTCAGGTTGTATCAAATAAGATGTCATAGTATTGGTTGCGTACTGTATTTTATTACAGGTGCCCTTCAATTTTCATCATAAATGTTTTTATATAGTATATGTAGGTGCATGTGATGAATAATATAGAGAATATGGGGAATAGTTTACAAAAAGAGATAAGTGCCCTATTGGAATTTCCTATAGATAGGAATGAATATAAGGTTACAGAACTACGTGATTATTATATTAAACTTGAACATATAATTAACTATATTAATCAGTCTATAGTAAACATATTTAATAGTTTAAAGGCTGCGTTAGTAGAAACTATTCAACTACAATATAAAGGGTATGGTATTAAGGCAGAAGATATTGTGAATAGTGTTATTACAAATCCTGAAATTTTTATAGAGGTCGATAATGATAATGACAATTTAAAACGAATTAATATTAAACTTAACAATAATATAGAAAAAGTTTTAGAGCCTTTTTTAACATTATTACATAATAAATATGAATATATAAAAACACAAATACATCAAATAGAAGCTTCTAAAGAATACCTCACCTTGCTAAAGGGCATAAGGAGCAGACAAAATTCCTATAATACAGAGGATATTGTGCCAGTAGGCAATGGTCAATTTGAACCCGTCGAGCAGGGTAAACAGGTACATAGGAATAGTAGGTCATCTAGTTTTGGATTCCCACCTAATACCCCCTATAATACTACAGAAACCTATACAATTACGGGTGGTGACCCATCTAATATTAACAATAATTCTTACAATGAGACTCCCTTTATGCGTAGAAAACTACGTATGTATACGCAAGTACCCCCTAACGAGCCTAGAAATTTACCATCTACATTTAAAGTTGGTAATGTGTATACGCAATTAAAAATATATGTAAATGATGAAAGCCAAAAAATACAAAATGAAATAACACCATTACTTGGAAAAGAAGACAGTATAACACCCATTCAAATATTGCCAGCTCTTAGAACATATATAGTTTATATCATAGAACTGTATAATACCATAATAGACACCCTTATGGAAAAAAATAGAGCAATTTTTAAAATATTGGTGCCATACGCAAAAATGCTTAGAATACTTGTTACTATTAAAAATAATGAACTATATGAACAAATATTGGAAAGGAAAGCATTATTACATAATTTTAGAGATAAGCAAATACATATTAATGGAAACCCAAATTCTCCCCGCAAACGTTTAAAAATACAACCACCTGTATTTGAACCTATAGAAGTTACATCAACGAATAAACATGTGACATTTAATAATAAGACTAGAAAGAACGGCCCGCGCCACTCGATACCTTACTATGGACCCATTAAACCTGTTGTTCCAAAAAATCGACACTCACAAAAAACCCTCAATACATCAAGAAAACTATATCCACACAAATTAAACCCAATTAAAGAAATAAACCATGAACCAAATAATGAACCAAATACTTCTGAACCACCTTCGATACCTTGGTGGCGACGAATATTTACAAGAAAAAAAGTTGCGCCTCCGTCAAATAATACATTAACATTAGAACATCCAGTTATTTCAAAGAATAGTACTAAACACATAATCTCTGAATCTTTTGGAACATCGCCAAAACCACGTAAATGGTATCAAAGATTAAACCCATTTTCTCGTCGTAAAGGCGGAAAACGTACATTGACATATAAAGTACATTCAAGATGAGGCCGATAATGATGTAAATATGAAATTATCATTTGTTTAATTTAAAGGTTATATAATATACTAAAATAGTATGATTCATAGATTATTACTATTTGGCTCTACAGGTATGTTAGGTAACTATATTAAAACATACTTTGAAAAAAACACCGACATTTTTATTGATACTGTGAATAGCAGTGAGTTTCGCGTAACAAAGGAATCATTAGATAGTGGTGAGCTTGAAAAGATACTTATCAAAAAAAATATAAATAAGCACACGTGTGTTATAAATTGTATAGGTGTAATACCTCAACGCAATACAGCCAAAGATATATCAGCTATTCATAGCTATCATATTGTGAATAGTATATTTCCGCATATATTGTGGACACTCTGTAAACGATATGGGGCAAAGATGATACATCCAACAACAGATTGTGTATATAGTGGCAAAAAAGGCGGGTATGTTGAATCGGATGTACATGATGAAGAGGGGCACTATGGAATTAGCAAGTCATTGGGGGAACCAGCGGACTGTACTGTGATACGTTGTTCAATTATTGGGCGTGAAAAATATAATCAAACATCATTTATGGAGTTTGTGCTGAATAGTAGTGGTCAAATAAATGGATGGGATAATCACATGTGGAATGGTATAACATGCCTGGAATACTGCAAAGTTATTCAAACAATTTGTGAAAAAAACATGTTTTGGAGCGGTTGTAGACACATCTTTTCTCCAGAGCCTATGAGTAAATATGAAATGGCAACCTGTATAGCAAATGTGTTCACTATCCCTGTAACTATACGCAAAGTTAGTACTGAAACTATTTGTGATAAAACACTATATTCCAGCTATACACTCTCGAACGACTTACGTATTTCTCCCCTCCGTACGCAGATTCATGCATTGAAAGGCTTCGATATATAAGGGTCTAAAGGTGACTATAAATATTTCACTATATGGATGTATTAATAGGAAATAAACATAAAATTTTTGAAATAAAAGAAAATATCAAAACAAATGTATATTATACTCATACAGTACTTCATGAACATGAGCTGTCAAATAATACAGTTTCAATTGTAATGGCTGCGTCAAATAGATCCGTACAAACATATTATACATTAAAGACAATTATGCGAAATAAGCACAAGGATATTCAAGTAATTATTGTTGATGATTCTACACATGATAAAATAACTGTTGAAAAACTTAAAGAATACCCTTTTATGATTGACTTTATTGAAATAAATAGGCAAACTAAAGTGTGGGCAAATCCATGTGTAACCTATAATATTGGATTTCAGTTTGTGAGGGGGGGTAAAGTCATAATACAAAATGCGGAGGTGTGTCATGTAGGCTATTTGGTAGACTATATTGTACAAAATATTACAAATGATTCAGTATATGTACCGTTTAATGTAGCTTCAATAAAAAATATGGAGTATAATAATATTATTTATTCTAACGATACGAGCAGCATTGATATATATAATCATAGCCATATCTATGGTTCTTGGTATCAAAGGGTTGAAGCAGACTATAATAGGGGTTTCCATTTTTTAATTGCTATGACACGAAACGCATTTGATATAATTGAAGGCTTTAGTTACGATTATATATGTGGCACAGAATATGATGATGACGATTTTGTCATGAAAATTACGTCTAAAGGTATCAAAAAAGCAAGTGTTAGTCACGGCGCTTCACAGTGTGGTGGTATTCACCTATTTCATGAATCATCTGCGAATACATGGGCTGTAAGTATTCCAAATAATAGGTCAATTTTTGAAAAAAAACAAGCATATTACAATAGAACGGGTCAATATATGGAAATATCAGAATCTATTGATATGTTCGATACAAATATACAACTATTGGGGTAAAATCAATCTAAACATATTTTATTATACTAGTACATAATGAAAACTGTAGTAACAATTACAGGTATTCGGCCTGATTTTATACGAATGGCGTACACATTTCGTGAATTAGATAAACACTTTAATCACATTCTAATTCATACTGGTCAGCATTATGATACGCTACTTTCAGATGTTTTTTTCAAACAATTAGGAATTCGTGAGCCAGATTATGTATTGAATACTGGTAAAGAAGCAACCAATCACTTTGAACAGCTTGCGTATCTAACAACTACAATTCCTACACTTTTTAAGGAAAAAAATATTCATCCAGATCTTATTCTATTTTTAGGAGATGCTAATACAGCAGGAGTCGCATTCCCTTTAAAGAAGGAGGGGTACACGATTGGACATATTGAAGCAGGTATGCGTTCCTACGATAAACGAATGTTAGAGGAAATTAACCGAACAGTGTGTGATCACTGTAGTAGTATATTATTTGTGTATCACGAAGACTACAAACAGCAACTCGCCCTTGAAAATATTACACAAAATGTATTTGTAGTAGGAAATACAGTTGTTGAACCATTAATGGAGCTGCGTGATGCGTTATTCAAGGTACCAAAACGTAAAGATATGATTTTAATGGATATTCATCGTCCTGAAAATTTCAAGTATGAGCAACGTTTACGCAGAGTAGTTCATTTTGCAAATGAATGTATTGAAAAATACAAACTCCCTGTAAAACTACTATATTTTAAACGACTGAAGGATTCACTTGATAAATTTGGGATTGAACTTGGAAAGGTAGAAATGGTACCTTTGCTACCTTATAAAGAATATATTGAGACAATTTATCACTGTAGATTTCTGATTAGTGATAGTGGTACAGGTCAAGAAGAGCCCGCGCTTGTGAATACACCTGTACTTGTACCGCGTGATTTTACAGAGAGACCACAAAGTTTTAAATATAATTGTAGTATTCACCTTGGTTTAGAGGATGATAATTCAGCAGAAGTGTTTCAATGGCTAGAAGATATTGAAACAGGAAGAAAGCAAATAGATACATGTTGGCTAGGCGATGGTACAACGAGTACGCAAATTGTAAAATGTTTGATTGAGTATTTTAATGTGTAATATTATAGTTTAAGTAATGTAATTTTAATATTTCCATCAATATATTGTTTACAATAATCTAATAATTTAGATGTATTATTATCAGCTTTTGTATTATATTGTAGATCATGAAACTCACCAACTATATTTTTAATAATTCCTGATTTAATTTTTTCAGAATTATAAATGATTTCATATTCAGCACCTTCGCAATCAATTTTAAAGACACCTATACTACTTATATTATGTTCATTTATAATATCATCTAATGATATACATTTTACAGTAATATATGAGCTATTTGTATTATGAAAATTATTAAAAGCAGTAATATCAGCACATGTTGTATTTCCTCCAGACCACTGGGGATGAAAACATAGTGTTAATACTTTATTGCTGTTATCAGACATTGCTAAATTGAAATGTTTAACATTTGTTAAGTTATTTACCCTAATATTTTCTTCTAATAGCTTAAATACAGTTGGATCTGGTTCAAATGAATAAATAATTGATTTGGGGTTTTGCTTTGCTAGAATAATTGTTGCTATTCCACAATTGGCTCCAATATCAATAATTGTTGTTTCTAAATTCTGGTATTTGTGTAGTTCATATTCATTATTAGTAATTATTTCACGAATACAACCTTCAGATGAAGGATCTTTCTCTGATAGGCACACTATGTATGTATTCTTATTGTATATAATGGTTTTAGTATACATAATATACTAAAATAAAATATTTTTAAAATATTAATTTAATCACACAAGATTATACTGAGTTAAATAGGATAGTAAATTAGACTTAGTTAGCGGATTAATTTTACTATTATAGTTTCGAATGTTATCCGTAACTAATAAATTTTTATACGGGGGCTTAATATACATATATCCATCGGGGCCATTTATGAGTCGCATAGACTGTGTTTCACTAATCAATGACTCAAGCATTTTCTCACCAGGTCGTAGTCCAGTAATTCGCACTGGTTTGCCATATTTTTCTGAAAATATTTCCATTAAATCAACTAATTTCATTGAAATAAGCTCTGGTATTACCGTATCACCCGATTCAGCATACAGTATAGCATGTTCTATGAGTTTAACACTCTGCTCCAGTGTCATCACAAACCTTGTCATATCTTGATGCGTAAGTGTAAACTCTTTTACATCAGGATCATTCCCTTTTTCATGTAGTATAGGTATAATACTTCCTCGAGAGTTAAGTACATTTCCATAGCGAACATTTACAAATTTGCGATTTGGAATATAGAGGGATTTTTCAACAATAGCAGATTCAGCCAATGCTTTTGCCATTCCATATGCATTCGTGGGCTCACATGCTTTATCCGTACTAATCATAACTACACTCTCAAGATTTGTTAGTCGATCATTATTCCTTTCAATAGCATTAAGTACATTGATAGGGCCCATACAGTTTGTTTGAATACATTCTTCTACTGCGTATTCACATCGATCAATATGTTTGAGTGCTGCCATAATAATAATACAATGTGGCTGCTCACGCAATATAGCTGTTTCAATACTTGTATAACTACGAATATCTCCAATAATATACCGTAGTTTATTAGTTTTATATGTAAGGCTCATTTGCCAATGTTTATTCTCATCCCTTGAATAGTTTGTAATTGTATTCTTTCCAATATATGTTTTAATAAATTCATTTCCAAGAGACCCAGAACCACCAAACAATAAAATGTGTTTATTTTCAATCATATAGTAATAGTGTATGTAATAGTATCAGCTTTAAATCGCAATATAGTACTATTGCGATTACGTCCTACTTAACATCGTAACAAGTCTATACTAGAGATACCATGTTTGTACTCGTCGAAACAAATCCCGATACCAAGCAGTCTGAGCGGTTTACATTTCGTAACTTCGAAGAACTCCATGCGTGGGTGGCTGCGCGTGCACAGCCAACCTTAGCCAACATAACAACACCCCGCGATGTAATCATTACAGGTACCAAAGTGAGTATACCCATTTTGTCACAAGATATATAGTACTGTAGAATGACAACGGATGTCCCCATTGAGCAGAAACCGTGGCACTGTTATATGCTCTATTCATCCGAAGGTCAAACGTACATAGGCGCAACATGCGACCCTAACCGCAGATTACGACAACACAATGGTAGCATCTGTGGCGGGGCGCGGGCTACAGCGATACGCGTCGCACAAGGTCAGACTTGGCAGCGTGCGTGCGTGGTGTCTGGATTTCCCAACCAACGCGCGGCTCTTCAATTTGAATGGAAATGGAAACACCTTTCCACGCGGTCTTCCTATGAAATGCGGGGCCTATCGCCCGTCGAGCGGCGGATTCAAGCCCTCCATGAGCTGACGGGTCTCACGAAACCAACCTCTTCGGCAATTCCTTTTACAGACTATCCTTCAGGCGGTGTGACGGTTTTATGGGAATGATGTGTGTACACTATATCCCGAATTGTATTTCCTAGGGATAGGAGTATTTTCGCATGTATATGTATGGGTAAGCTGAAATCTATACTAAGCAAAAAGAGGAGGAAATTTATGGCAGTCAATGGATCTGTAGTTAGGTTTGATAGAATTATGAGTGTTAGAGGGCCTGCCAATAATCCAGAAAAAAATGTATTCTTGTTTAACCATAACGGTCCGTTTGGAAGTAGACCAACTGTGGTTAGTAAAAGAAGACGCTATAACAAAGATGCTAGATTTGGACCCCATGGTCAAAAGAAAGGTAAACTTTGGCTCTCATCCCGTTATCTTAAAGAGCGAAGGGAAACATTGAGGAGAAGACGCGGGCTAGGTATTCATAATAGTAATGACGAAGGTGACAACGTACATAATAGTGCGAATAATACTAGTAGTAATAATACTAGTAGTAATAATAATGCCCCCCCACCATCAACCCTCATACACCCAGTGGGCGGCCGCCGCCATCCCCACAGGCGCACGAAACGTAATCTTACGCGAAGACACCGCCATTTTTCATTCAAAAGACATGAGCATTAATGAATACATTATGTGCCAAAATCTTCGATAATTCTACGGGTATGAAAATAGTGCGTATACCGGTCTGTATTCGTGTATTTTCTAATTTATAAAATAACAATATTTTCGCAGATATATGTAGATATATATGGATACACTTAATAAAGACCTCAACCATATTGAAAAATCATATGGGGACGCTATTAAGGCTGGATTGAAAGCAGATGTTGATTTGCTGAAGGGTGCCAAACTTCCAGCTGGCGACAAAGCTGTAGACGGTGTATGGAGCAAATATATTGCTCCTTACAATCCTAGTGAGTTTACAAGTGATGATGTAACAAAATTAAAACAGGCCTATCTTGATATGTATGACAAAATGCTCAAAGTCAATCGTCTGCTACAGGTCCAAAAAAAGACTACTGAAAACTCTATAAAATATGAAGGCAAACCCGAATGGCAACGCTATGTAAAAGACTCTATTGCTAGCAGACGCACTAATCTACAAAAAGCAAAAGAACTTCTTGAAGAACAAAACGATGTTGTTGATAAGTTGGCGAAAGATTTTGTAGCTGTCGCAGAAAAGGGGGTAAATATAAAAGAGGTACAGAAAGGTATACTTAATAATAGTCATAGAATGTACTTGAAACGCAGGTTAGAGGAAGAAAAAGGGGCTATTGGCGAAGAAAAGGCAAAGTCAGGTTTAGAGTGGGATCGTGTACGTGCCAATGCAGCCGCACGTGCCAATGCAGCCGCGCCCGTCGTCGCTGCTGTTGCGCCAGCCGCTGCGCCCGTCGTGCTTCCCACCATTGCGCCTCCCGCCGCTGCAATGGATCTGGACGGCGGCCGCCACTCCAAACGATCCACCCGCCATCGCACGAAACGTAATCGTACGCAAAAACACCGCCATTCTCGCAAATGAGTCTATAATTCATAACAAATCAAAATTTCATCCCTATATTGAAATGAAATTTTTACAGAGCTAAAATAATAGACGCAGTCATATAGGTAGTATGGAAAACGAAACACATCTCAAATGGTTGGAAGAGACGGGCCTAGAGGAGATAGAGCTTGTCGGAGGCAAAAACGCAAGTCTTGGCGAAATGCTACGGGGTCTTCATTCTATCTGTCAAATTCCCTCAGGGTTTGTTATTACATCTGTGGCCTACGATTACTTCATGAAATACAATAATCTACATGAAGCAATCCAACAGATTATCACGCATACAGACACCGATACCCTCACAGAGCTTATGACCAACGGCAACATGATACGCCAAAAGATTTACAATAGTAAAATGCCACCCTCTCTAGAAAAGGGCATATTGGAGTACTATCATGACTTCTCTACTAGGTACCAAATGGACAATGTAGATGTAGCCGTTCGTAGCTCTGGAACAGCAGAGGACCTTCCAGATGCCAGTTTCGCAGGACAACAAGACACATATCTTAATGTACAGGGTGCCGATCAAATTCTAGATAAAGTTCGCGCCTGTTTCGCCAGCCTATACACAGACCGCGCCATCTGCTACCGAAAGACCATGGGATTTGAAAAGCCTGTGCGCATTTCCGTCTGTGTACAAAAGATGGTGCGCAGTGACATCGGCTGTAGTGGCGTGGCGTTCTCTATTCATCCCGATTCTGGATTTCGTGACGTAGTGTGTATCAATGGCAGCTATGGACTTGGCGAGATGGTTGTCAGCGGCCAGATTAAGCCGGACGAGTTCCTCGTTTTTAAACCCACCCTGGAAACTCACGCCTCCATCATCACCAAGACGCTCGGCGACAAAGACCACAAAATGATATATAGCATAGACCCCTCGAAGCGGACACATATTGTTGCTACAGGGGCCCATGAGCGCAATTCCTATTGTCTGACAGACGCACAGGCTCTAGAGTTGGCCCGTTGGGTTGTGGCCATTGAAACATACTATTCCAAAAAATATGGCCGATGGTGTCCCGTGGATGTTGAATGGGCCTACGATGGTCAACTCCACCAACTCTTTATTGTCCAAGCGCGCCCAGAGACGATTCACAGTCGGAAATCAAACACGTCTGAATTCACAGAGTACAAACTCGCCACCAATCTGAAAGAATCAGAAACCATTCTTTGTACGGGAGTGGCAGTTGGCCAAAGTATTGGTGTTGGAAACGTACGGTGTATTTCTTCGATTCATTCTGCGGAAAGTGAGCTGTTCGCAGAGGGTGATGTCTTAGTTACTGAATATACAGACCCAACCTATGAGCCTCTTATGAAGAAAGCGTCTGCGATTATTACAGACAAGGGAGGGCGAACATCTCACGCCGCCATTGTCAGTCGAGAGCTCGGCAAAACTGCGTTGGTTGGCTGCGGCGATGCCACCCATATTCTTAGAGACGGCCAGGTTGTCTCCGTTTGCTGCGCTCTAGGAGATACAGGATACGTCTTCAAAGGAGAGATACCGTTCACAACCGTAAAGACAAACCTCTCTGACCTGCCCTCTCTTGAGGGAAAGCATACTCGCGTCATGTTGAATGTCGGCAACCCGGACAACTGTTTCCGCTACAATCCCTATCCCGTTGCGGGTGTGGGTTTGGCAAGAGAGGAGTTTATTATAGCAAATCACATTGGCATTCATCCCAAGGCCGTCTTACAAATCAATGAGATGCCGCTAGAGATACAGAATGAGATTCGGCAAAGAGCCCGTGGCTACCCCTCTGAAAGAGCATGGTATGAGCAGCGATTGGCCGACGGAGTAGCGCTGATTAGCGCAACATTCTATCCCCGTCCCGTGATCGTTCGATTCAGTGATTTTAAGAGCAATGAATACAAGGACCTGTTAGGAGGGGATATCTTTGAGCCAAATGAAGAGAACCCTATGCTTGGCTTCAGAGGGTGTAGCCGATACTACAGTGATTCCTTTAAAGGGGCATTCAAGATGGAGTGTAATGCTATCAAGAGGGTCAGAGAGGACATGGGATTAACCAACACCATTGTCATGTTGCCATTCTGTCGCACCGTACAGGAATGCCAGAAGACGTTGGCGACCATGAAAGAGTTTGGCCTGGAAAGAGGCGTGAAAGGTCTTCAGGTGTATCTGATGTGCGAGATACCTTCCAATGTCATCTTGGCCGATGAGTTTTGTACATATGTGGATGGCTTTTCAATTGGATCGAATGATCTGACCCAGCTCTGCCTCGGCCTGGACAGAGATGCTGGAACATTGACGCATATTGGAAATGAGACTAATCCGGCTGTGAAAAAGATGATTCAGATGGCGATTGAATCCTGTAAGAGGAATGGTGTGAAGGTAGGCATTTGTGGCCAGGGTCCAAGCGATATTCCAGAGTTTGCGCAGTTCTTGATGGATTTGGAAATAGATACCATATCCTTGATTCCAGACAGTATTAAGGATTTTCTGCTAAATAACAAATAGTTGTACATTCGAATATGTATTAAGGTAAAATAAAGTATCTAGACGCATAACAGATACGATGAGTGAATCAATTGAAGAATTAGAAACCGAATATCGTAACGTATTATCGAAAGCACGATTAGCGCGTTTACGACGCACACCTGGCGCAAATACATTAGCATCTAGAGCATCCGCATTAAAATTACGAATAAATGAGTTAGAACGCGAACAACGATTTGCCCTACCACCAGGCGCTATTGGCGGAGGCACAAAGCATAAAAGGACAAGGCGCTCTACACGCAAAAGGCGTAATGTACGCAAGTAGATAGTTTATACGATTACTGCTTTGCCCTATACACGCGCGTTCGTTGCGCTGTCATAAACTTCGAAATGAGCTCTTTCCGCTCATCATCCTTTGAGGCATTGTCAAGAGATTCTGTGAATCCTTGCCAACGTTTCTGCCATTGTGGTGAGCTATCCGAATCACCTGTATAGTTTTCCTGGAATTGCTTAAACAGGTCTAGTTTACCCTCGTGGTAGGCGCGTACAACACTTATTGCGGGCCATTGTTGGCGAGTTTCACGCGCAAGGGGATGTACTTCATGATTGCGAACTTCTACAAGTTTATTATGACGAAGTGTGCGAAGCTCTATAATAAACTGTTTAATTACTGGCTCTGTATCTACCGAGCATTGTAAAGCAGATACAAAGGTATTCCATTTTGTTTGCCACTCTGGGCCAGAAAGACCATTTGTTTCTTCACACCACTGTTTATAGGATTCTAATCTACCCGCTTTGAAATATTCATGAATCTGTTTGGCTTTCCACTGTTTGGGGGCGGCAATGGGCGTTGGCTCAATAACCTCATTCTTTGGTGGTTCAATAGGTTCGATATTTGGCAGTGGCGGCGGTGCTACTATATAGGATGAATCCTGTTTGATATAATTTTTATGTTTTTTATCACGCAACTTTTGATTATTTCTACGATGTTTTTCAGCTAGCATAAACTTTTTACACAGTTCAATACCATCTTTTTGTTGTATACCTACAAGCGATGTAACAAGCACATCAAATTGCTCATAGAATGAGTTTGATAGTTCGTAATGATTCTCGAACCATTTTTTGAATGTATCTGCTTGCCCCTGTGTTAGCATAGCATAAATAGTGGATGAATGGTATAATTTTTTATCCTCATTTGAATGGGATTGACGATTACGTTCATGATCCATGGCAGTTTTAATTTTTTCAATAAGTATTGTCACATCGTGCTTAGTAAACTCAGATGTGATTGTACTAATATCTGATAGATACTCCGCAGATTTACATTTTTCTTTACACCAATCCGCATATTCTGAACTACGTGATGCTTTCATAAATTGATAGATTTCAGTTGCGGTATAGAATTCATTCCGCAAAGCTGTTCTATGCTCACGCGCACTGTCTTCAAATAATGCCCTATCACAATTATGCGATGTAATTTGATGACATTTCAGTACAAATTCTTCATATGCGAAAGTACCTTTCATAATATTACAATGTGCGCAACATGTTTTACAATTTGCCATAGTATATTCACGAATAGTAGCATCTACCCTATCAATGCCATTTGTATGATAGGTAGAGGAAGGAATTCCACAAAGATAACAAGATACTGCTCTTAGTGAATTAAACAGTTCCTCTGTAAGGTTAAACTTGATATTACGAACATTGATAGCATTATATTTATATTGATTATATGGATGATTTTTTTTGTTACTACAATATACCTGTTGCCATTTTTTGACAGTCTCTTCGCTTATAGGAGTACCTGTCTTACTATGAACTGAGATAGCATTTGCTTTATCTAAGAATTCATTAGGTGTTTGCGTTTGTTTCATAATATTACACATTGTACAACATGATACACAATTGGATAGGATATATCCCTTATTATTGTTAACTCTATCAATTCCATTTAATCGAATTGATGATATAAATCCACAATAGTAACATGATTGAACCGCCAATTTTTCAAATTCATCTAGAGTCAGGGTACATAGTAGTGAGCGTGAGATAGCACCGCGTTGGATTGCCCTCCACAGTTCATGAACTTCTATAAGTTTAGATTCTTGGCGTTTTTTCAAGCATTCAAAACCTATTCCTGATACTATATGTTCTGTTATATTATGTTTCGTACGAAGAGTTACAATATCCTCGGAAATAGATTTGGCGAGTGTTTCTTTACATGAACTACAAATCTTTGTATCCGTGTCTAGAATATTGAAACAGCCCCTATCGATATCGCAATATTTGATATTTCGTGCTATTTCATTATCGCGATACACATCGCGAATATGTTTTTTACAATATTTTTGTTCAGATGTATGAATATTGGATGTACACCCTTTGTGCGCGCAGTGAAACTTTTTAGGATTCTTTTTAGCCCTACATTCATCACATGTCTTAATGCCTTTTGAATGTAATTCACTTGAAATGGATATATCACATCCACGAAAGAACATGGAACATGGAATATTTCCACTCATCTTTATCTGTTCAAAATCGTAGTTGCGCGTATGATGAACACAAAAGCCATTTTCTAAAGGTTCATGTAAGCACTGTAATCCTTTGCGAGGGCCTTGAGATACAATACCTTTACATTTCATACTATCAAGATTCATTTTATATGAGTTACTAGAATATAGTTTGCGAATTTTACACAGTCAATTTTTTACCTACTCTACATCTAGGCATTTAGTATCTAACTAAATATAGTTTTGTATATTTTATGTTAGATTGTATATAATATAATAATAGTATAAGTTTGAAAGTAACACTTTGATTGCCACCGCAATGTGCCGAAGTGTGTTTAATTGGAGTAGGCAAGTCCGCCCATTCCACTCATCACTCTTAACACGTTGTAATTTGTAGCGTACACACGTACCGTCGAGGATGTATTGAGGCCAACGGAGTTGTTGGAGAGCGTAAGGAGCAGCGTGGTGTTGTCAATGCGCGACAAGTTGCACGTGCCGCTTGGCTGGTGCTGCTCTGGCTGGAGAGCGAACGAGTAGACGTTGATGCCAACCGCGGGGATGTTGGTGTGGTGCTGGTAAGGCTGGACAAGGTTGAAGTAGGCACCTTCACGGACCTGGAAGCGGTCGTGGCCGTTGAGCTGGATGAGCGCCGTGATGACTGGGTTCTTGCCCGCCATGCCCTCCACACGCGTGACAGAGTAGCCAGACTCAAGAACCGAGCGATCCCACCAATCCGAGTAGTTGAAGGGCTGCTGGCCCTTCCATGGGTTGATGACGGCATCGTCGCACGAGACGAACGAGTCACGCTGGACAACCCAGATGAGTTCCTTACAGGGGTGGTTGAAGTTAAGCTTGAGCTTGTTGGAGCTGGACGTAACCGACTCACCGCCCGTGAACTGGAGAACGTCAATGAGGTACTCGTGCGAAACCTGGGCGAACTTGCGGCGCTCATCCGTGTCGAGGTAGATGTAGTCGACATAGAGCGAGGCGGCGGCGAGGCCGGTCTGGGCAACGCGGTTGCGAACGGCGTGGGGGTCGCTCGAGTTCGAGTAGTCCCAGCAGAGGTTGTTGAGGGCATTGAACTCAAGGTTAATGCGGACCTCGTGGTACTGGAGGGCGATGAGCGGGAGGGCAAGACCAGGGTTGCGGCAGAACCAGAACTGGAGGGGCACGTACAGCGTGTACATGGGCGTGCAGCTGCCAATGCGCTCCGAAAGGTTGGGCTGACCCGAGTAGCAGTCATTGTCGCAAGGTACACCGCCCTGAACGATCAGGTTGGTGAGCTCAGGAACGTTGCCAACCATCTTGGCGTAGCCGGCCTGCTTGCCAGCCTCCTGGGTGAGCTCGTTCCAGATCTGGAGCCAGTCACCATAGTGCTTGTCGATGCGCTGACCGCCAATTTCGAGCTCGACGTACGAGATGAGATTGTGGCCAACCCAGTTGAGCCAGCGGAACTGAGCACCCGAGCCGTCCGTAAGCTGGAGCTGTACCTGTGGGAGCGTGGCCTGGAGGTAGATGCGATAGATAAGATCGCCGTTGCGCTGAATCGTGCACGTGACCTTCTTGCCGAAGTTAGGGGCACCATTGAAGGGGTTCTCAATGGACTCCATCGCGAAGTTTGTGTGGCGACGGTACACAACCTTGAAGACAAGTGTGGGTACCCTTCCTTTCGGAATATTTAAGTACCGTCGCTAAAAAAATATAGGGGTTGGACTCTATCTTAAGCAAGGAGAACCAATGGTTCCCCTTTGACCCCTCCTTTATAATGAAGGGCCAAAGAGGGCCATAATTTAATTCTCACTCACCCATTACCATTGAGTCTCTGAACTGCATCCATATTTACATATTTGTAAATGTAAGGACTTGGCTGCGGATTGCCCATTTTGATTCAAATCCCTGAATCTCATCACCTCGATTTTTACCATACCCAAGTTCTGCTCTTGGCCAGTTTGAGCTTTCGCCTAAACTTTGGTACGAGGGGCTTTAGGGGGTTCCCGCAATTTGATAATGTTGCAGCAGTAGATTATTTTCTACTACCACTAGCACCTGTGGCATTTTAATTGGAACCACTAACAGTCTTGTCGGAGCAATTATTCCAGTTCTTGCTCCCTGAGTGCTTTTCAACCCCCTTAATATGTTGAGGTAATCTGCGGGTTTCCCGTTAAGTAAACATCCTGAGCGCCGTAAGCTACGAGTTGCATTAAACCACCACCTGCCATCTTTTATATCTTTGGTTGACAAAAAAATTTTGGCAAAGACATAAAAATGCGATTTTTTACACCCTTAAGAGAGTTTAAACCTTCAAAGGAACTAATGTTTAATACGAAACAATGAGTGAAAATACATTTTTTAAAGTAAAAAGTGCAAAGCAAAATAATCCGGAAGCTAGGTCAACTTTAGATGCTATACACTATCAGAAAATCGGGAAACTTAGGGAAGAAAAGTCCAAAATAACAGAATATACTGATGAAATTCTCACCCTCGAGAAGAAATTGACAGAACTTACATCTGACATGGAACTCTGGCGGCTCGAGCAGAAAATCGAGGGTCTAAAGAAAAAATTAAAACAATTGGAAAACAATGATGAAATTATGGACTATTATTTACGAACAGGTAGCATTCTGTTTGATTATTATGATGTCCAAGATAAGATCCAGCAGGGAGTTGCTATGAATAAAGCACCTACACGTGCGAAGCCTGGAAGCATCTTAGCAATTCTAGATGACATTGTAAAAGTGGAGGGCGGTAATGATGCGCCACACATAGAGCACATGTCAAGAAGTATGGCCGCGCACGATGAACATAGACCCCTACAGCGCAATGACCTATTGAATAAATACCTTGCCACAGAAGACCCTTCCATGATTTATCAAGATGAAGTGATTACCGAGGATGAATGGACATATTGTGATATGTGCGGCACGGAAATGACCATGTGTCTAAATGAAGCCGTGATCACATGCCCTGGTTGTGGAAATCAAGAGCACATTTTAATCGATTCAGATAAGCCATCTTACAAAGACCCGCCTCGTGAAGTAGCATACTATGCGTACAAGAAAATCAACCACTTTAATGAATGGCTTGCGCAGTTCCAGGCGAAAGAGTCCACCGATATTCCTCAAGAGATTTACGACCAGATTCTTATCCAACTCAAGAAAGAGCGCATTACAAATATGGCGGCTCTCAAAGCTTCCAAATTGCGTGAAATTCTACGCGGCATGGGTAAGTCCAAATACTATGAGCATATTCCGCATATTATTAATAGACTAAATGGACAAAAGGCACCATTTATGAGTCGTGAAGATGAAGAAAAGTTGCGCCATATGTTTCGTGAGATTCAGCCGTCTTTCAAAAAGCATATGCCGAAGGGACGACGGAATTTCTTATCATACGCGTATGTTCTCTATAAATTCTGTGAGCTGCTTGAGATGGATGAATTCCTGCCCTGTTTTACTCGTCTGAAGAATCGCGAAAAACTCATTATGCAGGACAAGACTTGGCAGAAGATATGTGCTGACCAAGAGTGGCAATACATTAGGTCTGCGTGAAGACTTACAAAATACTCCCATAAATTATGGCAAAAAATTGAGCACATGATTTTGTAAAAAAATAGAGTGGCTTAAAGGTCTCATACGTATCTAAATCATAAAGAATGTCAAATATTTACGAAGATGGCAAAATATATCGCCTAATTTGTATTGATGGGCGTTATTATTATGGCTCAACTACACAAAAACTCAATCTACGATTCAATGCGCACAAACAATCAGGAAAAACCTCTCCTGATACACAGGTATATAAATATATAAATATGATTGGTTGGGAAAATGTTGAAATTGAACTTGTAGAAGATTTTCCATGTGAAACTAAACAGGAACTAAATGCTCGTGAAGACTTTTATATAAAAGCAGCAAAAGAAGATGAACTATGCCTTAATTTCAATAGAGCATATGTTTCTAAAGCAGAAAAGAAAGAAAACATGAAACACTATTATGAAGAGCATAAGGAGGAAATTATTGAAAGCCATAAAATATATAACAAAGAAAACAAAGACAAAGTAGATGAATATCAAGCGAATTATCGCAAGGAACATGCGGAAAAACGCCGTGAATATACACGTCAATATACAGAAGAACATCATGAAGAAGTAAAGGCAACAAAACGTGAGCATTATCAAAAGAATAAGGAGCGACTTCTTGCCGAAAATAAACAATATGTAGCCGAAAACAGAGAAAAGGTCCGTGCGCGAAAACTCGCCTGGGCGCACAAGAAACGCGAAGAAAACGCAGAAACAATCACGGAAGAACGTGCTAAAAAACGCGAAGCACGTGAGAAAAAGTCAGAAGCACGTATTGAGCATGATAATACCGTTGTACAATGTGAATGCGGCGGCTCATATCAAAATTATCGTAAGAAACGCCACGACTCTAGCAAACACCATATGGCATACGCTGCTACAATCATACCTCCAAGTGAAGTCGTCGCCTAACCCATCTAAACCATCAACTACAGTTTTCATATAATAAATGAATACTATAGCTGTTGAATCCTGGCTACCCCTTATTTGCCCTCAACGTCAGTTCCGTGATAAAGAGGGCGCACCAAACGCATACGTGGATACAAATCCATCTCTTTTTGTTGATACGAGTGGCAATACAACCCTCTTAATTCGCCAAGTAAATTACCGCAAATTCAAAGACCGCTCTTTCAAAATGGGCGAGGGTCACTCCGTATCACAATACCATGTTCTGCGCGGCACGTATAAACACAAACAATTCCATCTAGACTGGGAATCATCCGCTGATACACATACACCTATGCCCAAGTATCCCACATACTGGTACGGCCCTGAAGACATCCGCTTTGTAGACCAACACACCATTCTCGCAATCTATCCAGAGCTAAGTCCTGGTGGAAATCCGCGCATGGTCCTAGGAAACATCGATACGCATAAAACTATGACATTCCATACGCTCCTTGAAGGCTCAGATGTTGAAAAGAACTGGATGCCTTTCACGCACCAGGGAGCACAACTCGCGGTGTACAGTGTCTCCCCATTGACTATAAAACCCCTCCAACTATTTGAACGAACAACGCTTCATCCAGCGCCTGAGCTTACAGGTTATCACGGAAGTACAAACGGTATTTCCTATAATGGCGGGTATTTGTTCCTGATTCACAAATATACCAGCAAAACCGAGCACAGGTGGCTATACATCAATATGCGTGAAAAAACATTCGCATTTTCCGAGCCGTTTGTATTTTTCCGTTACAGTTATATTGAACTCCCATGCTCTCTTGTTGAACTTCCTGATGGACGGCTAGCAACCTCCATGGGTATAAATGATGATAAAGCTATGATTGCCATTCTCGATACGTCAGCGGTACAATTGTGTGAAGCATTCTCATTTTCCAGTTAACACTATCGCACAAAATTCAGAACACCAAGTGAGCCAGTAATCATCGCCGCACCCGACAGTGATGTCAAGTTTGGAACTTCATTCGAAAAGACCACGCCCCAAATGTATCCAGCCGCAACACCGATGAATGTCAAGATACTGAAGATGGCGGTTGGCAACTTAGGAATACTAAAGAAGCGAAGAGAATATCCTAAAAATCCTATAAAAATATTAAACGCCAAGAGGGGTCCCCAGACACTGAGGCTTGTACTAATCGTTGAAAATGTATTTGTAGCAAAGAGCCACCCCAAGAGGCCTAGAAGAGCACCAGGATACAGACGTGACATAGAGAGCCAAGGACTGTGATCACCGCGCGGAATCTTAGCGACGAGGTAAATCATGGTTTCTGTGGTGGCAGAAATCAGCGCCATAACAACGCCCCAGAAGACGCCGTTTGATTTGAAGAGTCCTGAAACGTCAGTAAGATGAATTTGGGGTTTTTCAACATCCGCCTCTTTTGTTGAGAAGGCAATCAAGAGAACACCCGCAAATGCTAAGAGCATCAGTGGAAACATCCACCATTCGAGGGCATCTCCCAAAAACAGTGCACCTGCCACTATGTTTATGAAAGGGTACGTGTAAAAGAGGGCCAACGCAGAGCCAGCAGGTAAGAGCGCATAGGAGATGTAACTTGCTGCGATATGGACAATATTCATAAGACCGAGGGCGAATGAGCTACCTGCGGCAGGTAGAGAGCCCCATGTCACGGCGCGCTCGGAAGGAGAGGCAAGTGCTAGACTGAGTGTACCATAGGTTCCAAGTCTTGCTAAGAGCTGTGTGGCAAGATTCGTTGGAATCTCTTTTATGATAATCGGATGAAGAGCCAGCATAATTTCGGCAAGAATAGTGGTAATAGCTGCGGTGAGCATATTCCTGATTGGTAGGGCGATTATGAATAGTCCTCAAGGTAGGGATACTAATTCCTCATTTGAGTACATGATAAAAACTTTTCAAACTAGGCCGTTGCAGTCTTGGACACCACCGATCCATGCGCCACACGTGTATAGGCATTCAGATGTTTGCTCCATGTATAGATGTCCTTTCTTCCACCCGTTGCTCTCTTAGAGCCGAAAGATTCCACGACTAATCCCTCTGTTACAAGATTATCTCTTAGGAATTCCTTGCACTCTACGTGATAGTAGGTTACAGGGGCACCTATTTCACACTGTGTTATAAGGGGATTGCTACGCGCCGCTTTCTCGGCGGATATCCAGAGGCCCTTACCTATCTGTATTTTGTGTGTAGGTGACAAACGGATTGGAGCGGAGGGGAGATTGCGACCAAAGGCATGGGGCTGGATAAGATAGGGAGCTATGCGGTCTGTAGTAGTGGGCAATGTTGTTTTCAGCAGCCGAAACGCAACGGCTCGGTTATCAGCTGTAACTATTACGTCATCGGACTTCAACGCTTCAACTGCCTTATAACCGGCCTGGGTCAGGATACGAGTACCTTCGACAAAACAGCTGACACCTGGATTCGACGATGCCTTTGTACTGTTACCTACCTCATTGGTTGCCATAACCATGAATGTATAGGACGTGCCTTCTGTTAATCCAGTGACTGTAATTGGCGAGCTGGTGCCTGTGCCAGTAAAGCCTCCAGGAATTGATATTGCCGTATATCCTGTAATGGCTGCGCCACCATCGAAGGCTGGTGCCGTAAAACTAACAATCGCCGAAGCTTCTTCACGGATTGCGCTGACCCCCGTGGGCGCACCTGGGACGGTGCGAGGCGTTACTGCCAATGACGAAGAAGATGGGGCACCAATACCTGCCACATTGGTTGCTGTAACTGTGAATATATAGGATGTGCCGTTTGATAATCCATTGACTGTAATCGATCTATCGGTGCTGGTACCTGTGCCAGTAACCCCTCCAGGGCTTGATGTTACCGTATAGCCTGAAATGGCTGCGCCACCAGTTGAGACAGGTGCCGTAAAACTAACAATGGCAAAACCATTCCCAGGGACTGCGGTGACCGCCGTGGGCGCACCTGGGACGGTGCGAGGCGTTACTGCCAATGACGAAGAAGACGCGGCACCAGGACCTGCCTCATTGGTTGCTGTAACTGTGAATGTATAGGATGTGCCGTTTGTTAATCCACTGACTGTAATTGGCGAGCTGGCGCCTGTACCAGTAAAGACTCCAGGGTTTGATGTTACCGTATAACCTGAAATGTTTGCGCCACCGTTAAAGGCTGGTGGTGCAAAAGTAACAATAGCCGAACCATTTCCAGGAGTTGCGCTGACCGCCGTGGGCGCATTTGGGACCGTGCGAGGCGTTGCCGATGATGAAGAAGACGGGGTACCAGTACCTGCCGCATTGGTTGCTGTAACCGTGAATGTATAGAGTGTGCCGTTTGTTAATCCAGTGACTGTAAGCGATTTATCAGTGCTACCATTTATGGCTGTGCCAATGCCTGTGCCAGTAAAGCCTCCAGGACTTGATGTTACCGTATAACTTGTAATACCTGAGCCACCATTTGATGTGGGTGGCGTAAAACGAACAGTGACCAAACCAACCCCAGGAGTTGCGCTGACAATTGTGGGCGCACCTGGAGCAGTACGAGGAGTCACTGATATAGAAGACGCGGCACCAGTACCTGCCGCATTGGTTGCTGTAACCTTGAATGTATAGGCTGTGCCGTTTGATAATCCAGTAGCTGTAATCGACATATCGGCGCCTGTAGTTGTGATAGGACTTATGACATCATTGTTTAAAGTCACAGTATAACTTGTGATGGCTGAGCTGCCGATTGAGGTGGGTGCCCTAAAAAGAAGAGTAGCTAAACCATTCCCAGGAGTTGCGCTGACAATTGTGGGCGCACCTGGGGCTCCTGAGATTGCTATAGTTGTGGTGTATCCATATTCGTATGGATAGAGACGATATATACTTTCACCAAACACAAAGGTTGCCATATATGTATTCCCAGAAATAATACTATTGGAAGCATATGTCATAGTTATTGACACAGAGCCAAGACCCAATATCTGTAAACCACCGCCGGCGTTAGCACAAGAAATATGTGTCTCTGTACGCGATAGAATAGGGATATCTAAATCAAGAGATGAATCTTTAAGAGTAGTAAGAAATGGTTGCATTGTCAAAGCAGAATACCTGTCGTCTATATTTTCTATAGTTACGGTACATGAAGAGGATCCTGATAATAAGTTATTATTAAATGACATATGATACCCCCTTGCGAGGATTGTTTGTAATGTTGGCATTACCTATACTACATAGACAGAAATTAATTTTCCAAAAATCGAGGGCGAATAGCCCTTTTAGTAATACAAATGATGAATATCATCAGTAAAACTAATATATTTTACATGCCGGAAGACGCGGCCTCCTCGATACGCAGCATATTCCTGATATAATAATATACGCATATTTTCATACATTTTTCATCTATAATTTCAGAAAAACAAACGCGTATATTTATTGAAGAATCCCCCCCCCAATTCATTGATAAAATTAAATGATCACTAACGAGGAATGGTTTGTAATTCTTGAAATTGCTTGCGCAGAGGTGTTGGATCTAAATGTCTACTATTAAATGCTGAATCGGCGTGTATTCTATGACGTGTGAGCACTTTTGGAACATTGTACATTCGTCCACCCGCCAACGCAATCCGCATCCATAATTCATAATCCTCCAATCCCTCATACTCTTTGCACCATCTACAATACGACCTATGAATCATAGAACTGCTATTAATGAGCCAAATAGTTTAGACTGGCGAACATTTGAAACGGCAACCGCAAATATATGCGTCTACATTCGTTCCCATGAGTATTCATATATATCTTCGTATTTTTGTGGTCCTGATGGGCCGAACCAGCGCGCAGGTGCTACTACATGATGCGCCTCTGCTAGCCAAGCCGCCCACCAACTAAATGTTGAATTTGCGATAATTAAGTTAGGGAATTGCTGTAAAAGAGCCAATGTATTTACATCATTTTCTTCAGATAGTATATGATACTTATTTGTATGTAATAAGGGTAATACTGCCATATTTTCCGTCCAAAAACGGTCATCATCTGAGCATAGCAAAAAAATAGGTGATTCTACATATGTAGACATGCGCTCCATAGCACGCTGATAATAGTCTATAGTAAGTGGACCATGAAAATCAATAATAGATTGATTTCGCAGATAATCCGTTCGCCGTGCGTGTACAACTACAACACGTTCCCTCTGTTTTAGTAATTCGGCGTACTTTGCCTGTATATAGTCCATCTGATCTGGCGAAGGTTTCATGTATTTGCGAATTTCGCTACGGATTTCACTACTTCCGAAATAGTGTGAGGACTGAAAAAATCCCTCTAATAACATTCCTGTCGACGGCAATTCTGGTATAGGCGTATAGAGGGTTGGGCCTATCTCTTTCCAACTCGCCATGCTTTGAGGCAAACTATTCGTTATATATGGAACCCATCTATAGAGTGTAGAATCCCAATACATCGAACGTCCATCACTCTCACGCTTATTCGGTAAAAGTTGTAAACGTCCACCTGTACGTTTTGCATAGGCGTAGGCTGTTGCAATCTGAAACATCTGATTTCCTAATCCCCCCATAATACGTACGCTAACGCAAGGCGGTTCCATCGTCAATAATTCACAATAGTATGTGCGCTCTTTAGCCCAGTGATACGCTAATAACTAAGACTTAGTAGTGGATAAGTCCAATTCTTACTATATGAAAAATGAGTATTATAAACAAAATGTAATTCATGTTTATATCATACAAAAAGTGACGAAAATGCTTGAAATATATATTGAAACCCTTTCAGAAATGAAAAAGCCAACATACTATTGGCAAGAGATATATAGAAATTTGATGAAGATATAGGAATGAAGTTTGGGCATAAAAATGTGCTCACCAACATCGAAAAAGCTCTGTGGAAGTACATCATGTGATATATGCTTTCCACGAAGTTTTGCAAGACATGAAAAATCAAAGTTTTGGAGCGATACGAATGAAGAGTTGCCTGAAGAGGTATTTCTAAACTCAAACAAAAAGTATTGGTTTGAGTGTGAAGAATGTGAGCATGAATTTGAAATAACGCCTAATCGCATAAGTGCTGGTGGTTGGTGTAAGTACTGTAACCATGGTGCCATTTGTGATATGTATGATTGTGAAATATGCTTTGAAAAATCGTTTGCAAGTCATCCTTTTGCAGACTCATGGTCTTCTCGTAATACAAAAACATCTCGTGAAGTTATCAAGGGTTCTGAAAAGAAGTTCTGGTTTGAGTGTAAATTATGTAGTCACGCATTTGAAACAATACCTATAATTATTAAATCAGATACATTCTGTCCATTCTGCTCAAATCAACGTTTGTGTGAAGAGGATGATTGTATAGTCTGTTTCGATAAGTCTTGCGAGTCTATTGATGATGTTGTAAAGAGCTGGAGTGATAAAAATACTATTACGCCACGTATGACATTTAAATATTCAAACCAACTGAGATACTTTAACTGTTTAAAATGTGGGCATGAAATGAATATTGTACCACGTAAATATATTAGCCGTGAGTTGTGCTGTAAATACTGTAGCAATCAGGCACTATGTTCAGATGATACATGTAATATTTGCTATAATAAGTCATTTGCTTCGCATGAAAAGGTTTCATGTTGGAGTATCAAAAATAAAGTTAAACCAAGGCACGTATTTAAGGGAGCAGAAGCAAAATATACATTTAATTGTGATAAATGTCATAGGGAATTTGAAAGTAAGATGTATAATGTACTTTCAGGTTATTGGTGTCCATTCTGTAAAAACAAATCTGAAGGAAAATTACAGGAATATTTAACAACAAAATATAGCGTAAAACATCAAGCCAGATTTATCTGGTGTAAAAGTGAATCATCTAAAAAGTTACCAATGCCATTTGACTACTGTATTGATAAACAGAATATACTAATTGAATTAGATGGAATACAACATTTCGAGAAAGTATCTAACTGGGGTTCAGTTGAAGAAATTAGAGGTAAAGATATAAAGAAAATCAATTGCGCATTAGAAAATGGCTACTCAATGATTCATATCTATCAACCAGATGTATGGAAAGACAGATATGATTGGAAGGAAGTTCTTAAAATGTATATTGATACTATTTCAGAAATGAAGAAACCAACATGTATGTTTATTGGACCGAAAGGTGTATATGAAAAGCATATGGAATCGTTACATTATAATATATTAGTATACAATTACGAATAGTCCTCAAGTTAGGGATAATAATAATTCCTCGTTTGAGTACATGTGTGTAATAAAAACACTACTAAAGTGCTTGGTACGTAATAAAAAATAGCAAAAAGGGTTTAAAGCCAAAAATTCCACTTTTCTGGATTTTTCAGTTTTTACCACAATTTACATTAAGCGGGGAAGCCGACGATCTTAAAACCCAGTCCTAATCCTGCTCCTTGGCGCGATGTAACACCCATGCTTGGCGAGACCGCATCGAGTATAGCAAATACGACAGCCGCGAGGACGGCGAGAGTGGCAACCTCATCGAAGGGGAGGGTGCGGCGGGGGATGAAGATAGCAGCAGCAGCTACAACGAGACCTTCAATGAGATACTTAATCACGCGATTGATAACTTCAGCAACACCGTAGTCCATCTTATATTTTCCACTGCGAAAAAAAACACAGAAGTAAGGGCTACCGTACCTCTTCCGCGCCCCCCTATTGAGTTTAAAGCGGACGTATGATAATCCGGGAGGCAAATGAGTCAATCCAGTAAAGTTGTAGAGGACTATCTTGATGAGGACCCTGAAATCGCGGGTCAAAAGTTCGCGCTCGTAAGTTTCATTTCTCCTGAAAATGTTCTGCAGCGTAAGGATCAATTCTTTTTTGAACGTTTTCTAAAGAATTACGAAATCAACTGGAAGGTAAAGAATATGGAGAAGTTTCTTGCGGACACCGTGACAGGCATTAATAATAAGCTATCTGAGCATTCGCGTACACTCGAGAAGGAGGGTCAGGTGGCGGCCGCGGATATTTGTCGCAAGTCACTCATCCATATGGACAGTGTTCTCGGTGACTATCAGTCTTATGTGGCAAAGCAACAGAAGGAGATTAGCAAGACGACTCTCGCCGAAGACTACAAGGATTACATGTTCAAGGAGCATGTGAAGCTAGATGACGAGTTCCACAGCTCCAATGATTTCCAGACGACGGTACGTGGTCTCAAGATTCGCGGTGTTGTTCGTGACGAACGTGAGGCTCAGATGCGAGTGAAGAAGCTTCAGGCGAATGACAAGATTCACAATATCTATCTTGCGGAGGTCGGCAAATGGACACCTTGGGATCCTTCACCAAACAATGTAGAAAACCAGGAGTACGCCCAAGAGGAGCTGAACACGCTCATGAAGAAATACAAGGAAAATGAAGCCAGTAAGGAGCAGTTCTTCGAGGAGCAGAAGAAGGCAAAGCGACCTGAAGGCGCACCCGCAAAGTTTGGAGAGGACAAGAAGACGATTGAAGTCGTAAAGGATGAAGAGCCAGAAGTTACAGGCACGAAGCCCTCTACCACAAACACAGTTGTGGGAGGCGACCCTTCTGCCTCTTCCAACTATGGAGGACTCTTTGATTCGCCGGGTGATCTAGCACTTGCGCGTAAGATTCAACGTGACGCAGACACTACGTAACATCGAATACATAAAGTTTCAAATCAGTATATGCGTATATATCATATAGTATTACACTGATTTACGAAAAATAGCCTACAACTGGCTCGGTAGCAGCAGGCGAAATCTTCTGACAAACCTGTTGCGTACCGTCGCAGAATTCGCCTTCAGGGCACGGAATACCGCTATTATTGGGAGAGCGGCAAATATAGTCCGTATTTCTATCAGGCACATAGGTTAGGTCACCTGTTATTTTGGAATCAGCCGCCACACGAGGAACCTGAACAGGAGCATCATCAAAACCAGATACAGTACGCACCAATAAACGTAGTATCCATGGTAACACTGCTACAATCGCCACTAAAAGTATCAGCATACTTACAAGTCCCATTTGTCCACTTTTACGAGCCATTTCTAGAAAGTCCATAGATTTTTATCTGTTTAGAGGTCGCCATCACATACACCAACAATGTTACGGGCAGGTGGATCGACTTCATAGGGATATCTGTCGGGACGTACAGGCAGGTCAGAGAGCGTTGGCAGTTTGGGGGCAATGTCCGATTTACAGTAGCCGTTCAGGCAGCGCAGTCCCTCGGGGCATACCCCTACGTTTGGACCACAACGACCACGCGCATCCATAAACCCTTCCCAAGGCGTTGGCATATTGTATATATATAGTAACATAAGTACTGCTAGAATAGCACAAAACATACCCATTAGTAAACGTAATTGCGATGGCATCCTTTACTATAGTAGTCTAAGATTTTAGAACTTTCTTACAGTAATTGCTGGACCCCTTAGTCGCTTAGCAGAGGATGGATCATAATGATTCACATCTTCCTCTTCTTTATCACGGTAGTGCATGGCAGAGTGATTCCAGAACTCAGGGGCACCAATGCGGAAATCACCGTGCATTTCGGCTTTGTACCAGAAAATCAAGTCCTCCATCTTATTACTTGAGCTGTTGTTATTGATAACTAGACATTCATAGTTTTGTGTACACTGATCCATGATTTGGCAGAAAAACTCAAAAGACGGAAATGCCGCGCCATAATTATCAAAAATACGTTTGCGATTACTGATGTAAGGCTCGCGTAAAATGAACACATAATCGACGTTCGTACGAAGAGCAGGTTTAATACCAAGTGGATACTGCATGGTAATCAAAAAGAACACTTTCAACCAACGACCATTCATAAACAGATAACTGATGTTTTTATCATAGGTCCAGCTATCATCGTACATACAGTCATCAAGAATAAGGAAACTGCGCGGATCGTATTTGGATTTTACACCCATGTCCGTATCTTTCAGAATCTTCTGCATTATCAGTTTCTGACGCTTAACAAAGTTGGCAAGAATAATTGGATTGTATTCATTGTGAATGAAGAGTGGCGGCAAAATCTTCCTAAAAAATCCATTTGACTCTTCCGTACCTGAAATAACTGTTCCAAGTGGCATATCTTGATGGTGATACAATAGGTCCTTCACAAGGGTGCTTTTGCCTGTACGACGACGACCAATAAACACAGCGACTGCATCTTGGGGAATGCTTTTCATATCAAATCTCCGGAGATTGACGCTCATTGCGCCACTAGGGGTGGCCATAGCTCTATGCTCTCTTTGGTAAAAAGTCTCTGCGGACCCTCCACGCACTCTTAACTCTCCGCATGACGGAGAATGAAACGGGTGATATCCGATATTTTACATACACGATGTCGTCCGATGGAGGTACAAGAGGGCGAGCGCACGGCCTTTGACAAATACAGCCATCTTCAACGATATCATCCAGGTCTGGATATATTTATGACAAATGACTCTTCCAGTCGTAAATATATCAGCTTTCCAACACGATATACCCTTTTAAAATGGGAAAAACAGGCAGACAGTATGAATCATTTTAACTGTATTCGTATTGATAAGCTTAGCTCAGAGTTTGGAGATATTTCTGGAAATAATCCTGCCGAGGAGCCAGTGCGTGTATTTGTGAAAATCATTCACCTTCTTGACCCAATTAGCGTCTTACATCAAGAGTATATGACACCAGAGCACCCTTTGCTGCCACAAGGTGAAAAGGCGTGGAAACATACACTTCAAAAGCTACATAGTCCAAATAATCAAGCCTATGTTGACACCATAGCAAATCATATACTCAGCCGTTTCCGTGAACTTGACCTCACGCCACACTGTACACTGTCCTATGGCTCTATAACAGGTATCGCACAGTCCTATAAATATCGCCTTACCGATGACTATATGAGTTACAGACAATGCCGCTGGTTTTGGAGAGGAGTGCGCACACAAGGTGCTAAGCTAGAGGTGCGTAAAGATGGCCAAGAACTATCTACCCTCGAAGACTACAAAGAGACATTTAAAACGTATTTTACATGCCCATTTGAAGATATTGACGACACTACGTCTGTTACAGAGCTATCTGAAGATAATCTACCTCATATGGAAGAGATAGATGATGGCGTTCATTCATTACATTCATTTACATTTGATGAGATTCTAGAGAGTGGAGAGTCTCATACAGGGGAGTTTTCCTCTAGATCAGATGAGTCACCTGAGTTATTTATCTCAAGTAGTAGCGAAGAAGAGGCAGAAGAGGCAGATGCTGAAGATGAGGATGATGAGGATAGTCTTTCATTCGAAGACGAATGTGAATCATTTGAAATTAATTTGGAACTTCCATCTATGCCAGTAATTATGGTATATCAAGAGTGCCATGAAGGGACTATGGATAAACTACTTGAGCTCAATGAGATTTGTGGTCATACACGGGGCTCAAAAGGGTGGGAACGCGTCTGGTTGGCCTGGATTTGGCAAGTAATAGCATCTCTTGGATTTCTCCAAAAAGTTATCTGTTTTACACACAATGACCTTCATACAAATAATGTCCTTTGGAGAGAAACAAAAGAGGAGTATATATACTATAAATCAAGAGACAACACCGTTTGGAAAATACCAACCTATGGCAAGATTTTTAGCCTAATTGATTTTGGAAGGGCAATTTTCAGACTAGGAAAGGAGTTATGGATCTCTGATGATTATTGGTCAGGAAATGATGCGGGTGGACAGTACAATTTCGGGCCCATTTTAAATCGGTATGAGCCAAAAGTTACGCCGAATCCTTCCTTTGATCTGTGCCGTTTCGCAATTAGTACCTTGGACGGCCTGTTTGAAGGAATTCCTGCAAAACGCAAGGGCCGAATGATTCCACCACTTTCGCAAGAGGGCTCATGGATAGTGTATGAAACAATTTCACCACTTTTCAATCTATTATTTTCGTGGACGGTAGATGACGACGGTAAGACAATTTATGAAGATGAAGAGGGGGAAGAGCGCTATCCTGGATTTGAGCTCTATATTCGCATCGCCAGAGATATCCATAAAGCCATACCTAGAGAGCAATTCACAAAGCCCATCTTTGATGTATTCCGCTATAAGGGCAAGATTCCATGTGGAAAATCCATCTATTCTATTGGATCATAATATAGGTCTAAAGATGTACATACTCTAAATAATTAATGTTTTCATTATTTGGATCATGTCGTATTCATAATGTGGGTAACAATAACTATATAAATATGGATGTAACATTTACACACAATACAAAGGAGGTTATACAATTATTACAGTTTTTACAGGGCGAAAAGGAGATGCCAGAGCCCTATAATCGAGTTTGCTTTCGTACTCCAATTGATAAACAATGGACACACGGTATTACATTAACAGAGGGCCGTAAAGACTGTTTTAATACAACGAAAGTATTCATTATTGAAATATGCTCAAGGAAAAAATACATACATAATGGATACTATTTACACCATTTAGCTGTAGATGAGCAGTTTAAAAACACACAGTTAACACCTGAATATATCAAACAGGAATATACAATCGTAAAACAAAGTGATGAAGAAATAGAGGAGGATATTGAAGAAATACGTCGAATTATTTTTCCAAGAAACTTAGTAATTGTATCACATTATGACGCAAAGTTACATGGGGAATATATTCCTGATAGGCATAATTTAATACAACTCGTAAAGGACATCTGCTCCCGTAAACATATTCCCTTTATCAATCCAACAGATGTATTATGTAGCTATCCGCAGGATACAGTTGTACAGGCCGATTTGGGGCATTATACTCCGTTAGGTCAGACGACCATGAAAAACTATATTTATAACTTTGCTACAGATGTATACAATACAAATAGATAAAATAGTTTTCGTATTTATTCTACTTATCTTCGAAGTGGACCCACCTGTAAATCTATATCCGAGGATGGTCCCGTTATGCCAGGAATAGTGGGCAATGCTAATCCTGATACATCTGAGGGTGAAATGGGGAATTTAGGAAAGTAGCCTGGTACCAGTGCCCCAAGAAGGGCAATTAGAATACCACCACTTATAAAGTCCTGTGCGAACATTGTATTCGAGTGTGACCGTTGATTGTATTTAGATGCTATAAAATTAAGTAACATGAAGCTAATGCCGCCGACTATCATCCAAGGAAACCAGATAGGGAGGTCCATCATTGAGATATAGGGGGAGAAAAACGCAGCGTATTTGGACTCAAATTACACAAGAACATCATAACCATCCATTGGCTCAAGGATGCCCTCCTTTTCTAAATTGTCCATATCATCCTCTTCAATGGGCATTGCACCGCCATCTAAAAATTCAAGACCGGAAGAGGGCGCATGTATTTCGCCTGGAACAATATCAGAGCCATCAGGATTTTCTGTATCGAATACTTCATCTAAGTCTGCGAAGGATACCTCATGTTTCTCATCCAGGCGAATAATGGGCTGAACAGGGGGCTCTTCAATCACTTCATTTAGGGGTTTCTCTTCAGGTTTCTCTTCAGGTTTCTCTTCAGGTTTCTCTTCAGGTTTCTCTTCAGGTTTCTCTTCAGGTTTCTCCTCAGGCTTCTCCTCAGGCTTCTCCTCAGGCTTCTCCTCCTCCTCTTCACTATCCGTATCATCCGCAGATACAAAATCACGAAGAATAGACTTTACTGGAACAAGTGCTCGAACTGCCTGAATCATACCCTCCTGAAGCAAACCTTCAATAGAACGATAATTCTGTTGCTTTTCAATACTTGTTACATCTTCACGAAACAAATACGTGGAACCCCATAATAACTTACCTGTTTCACAGAGCGCTTTGAACATGAAATGCTCAACTTTTGGAACATTAATCTGTACCTTCTTTTGTTTAGAGGATACACGAATTGCTGTAAGGACTTTTGTATGTGCTATGAATACTGCCGTCAGTAAGTCATCCAGGTAATCACAACCGCATGCCGATTGTAATTGCGCAATTTCAGAATTGACCTTCTCCATATTCCATTCGGGTATGTCATTTAGGAGAGTTTGAAAATGCCATAATAATTTTTTGGGCTCCGTCGTTGTTTGGTCTCGTGCCTTTTGTAATAAATTCAAAAAGAACTGAAAGTAAGAAGGGACCAAAAACGCGCAAAGCTGCTTTGTGTACTCAGTGCGAGCGTCGGAATAGACAGAAACTATCGCATCACTCATCGCAGTTCTAGTTGTAGCATTTTAATTCCAAACTCAAAATATTACGCCACATATCCTAAAAACGCCCACAGGGACCCCGCATTATCTAGACATTCACCGTAGTCTAATAGTTTTTTAATTTGTGTAGTTTCATATAGCTGTTTATATAAAAGCGTTTCAGGATTATAGGCCTTTGTTATATATTCAGGGACTTTATCCGAATCTGGCGTTTGGATAGCCAGCTCTTCTTTTCTCTTATGAAGGACATCCTTCCAAACATCGGGCATACCCACCTGTAAATCAATACAATGGTTCATTCGCCTAAATGAATATTCATATGGGAGCAAGTATTCCTTTATTTCATCAAAATTCACCCCTCTCATTCCTACATGCGCATGAAGAAGCTGCTCCCATGTCGGTGAAGAATGGCGATGAATTGTACAGCGAGAGCGTATCGGCTCTTGTAGGCGACTTGAATCACGACATTCTAAAACAAACTGAACCTGTGGGGCATGTGTTTCTAAAATGCGCCGTAAAAATGCCTGTGCCTCTGGCGTTAAATCATCGGCTCCTTCGAGCCACAGAATCGCTGGCTCTGTGCGACGGCCCCATATATGTAACTTTTGCCGACCATCTCGCAGAGTTCTATCTTTTCGACAGGGACAAACAAACAGCTGCCGACCCCGCTCACGTGCGTAAGTATGAATCCAGTGACTTTTACCACACCCAGATGGCCCCGTTATAATAATAGCAGTCTCTCCAGAGGTACTCATAGTCTCTCTTGAAAGATAGGTGTGTGAAGTGTTTAGACTAATACACGCGTTTAGTTCGCTTTTACATTCTGTCGCGCTAGCATAACTTCATATTCTCGTAACATTCTATCATCATGCTCGGCATTCTTATGTAAGCTTTGCATAAGTGGATTATTCACGGTTGCCTGAATGACTTCATTCAAGTTACGCTGGCGACTTACATCAAGGCGTAGGGGCACTCTATATTCCATGCGACCAATGTCTCCTGCACCAGGTGTTAGGCCGCCGCCACCAATTGGACGATTCACAGTAAGTGAGCGGTCATTGATAACATCGGTATCAAGCTTCTTCGAAGTCTGACGACCTGGGTCGCCGTCGAAGACAGCCAGACTGCCCGATCCAGCAATGGGTTTACGACCCTGCGCAATCACCTCCTTATTTGGATTTGTACGCATATTGTACGCAAATGTAGGTTCCATAGAGTCCTGTGATGCCGCTATGCTAGGGCCTGTCCAGCTGAGACTCGCCGATAATTGTGACTTCTGTGTAGGTTTAGCAATATCATCAGGGTCATACACCTTAAGACGCGTAGGGGCAGAGGCCGAGGCAGCAATACCAGGACGGTCAAGATAAATGGTAGTCTCTTTGACAGTCGTACGCGCAATATCCTGAGGATCCCAGACTGTAACGGCAGGAGCACCACCCGCATAACGCACAGGTGTACCCGTCTCACGAATATTGCCAATTGTCTCGGCACGACGGGTAGGACGAGCAATATCTGTAAAGGGCTGTATAACCTGACCCGTATCAGCAGGTGCTAAGTTTGTAGCAATCACACGCTCTGATGTATCGGTACGCTCATTCGAGCGCATTTCAATCGAAGATTTACCATAGTCCGCCACTTCATTGCCCACAGCCTTCGTATAGTAATTCTCCATGTTTGCGTTACGATAGGGTGTACTCGCATACTGCTGTGTCATAGGTGTACGATACGAGCCAGATACGTAGTTTTGGCCATAGTCCTGTGATGTCGCAATACCACCGTATGCGACAGATGTTTCAGGGCGACTTGTGAAAGGTAGAACCTGGACAGGGCGAGTTGTTTCTTTAATAAGGTCACCTGTTGTAACAAAGAAACGCTCACCCGTCTCATCAATATAGAAACGGTCAGGGCGATACTTACGTACTTCACCCGTATTATCCGCATGTGTTGCTACAAAGTGCTGACCAGGAACAACAGGGGTATTATACGTATTTTTAGGATTTGTCGCAACGCGAAGTTGGTCAACATCTTTGGGTCGCATGATTTCATTGACTTCCAGTTGCTGAAGTCCACCTTTGCCCATTAGGCCATACTTTTCACCGATACCCGCACCAATATGAACAGGTTCAAAGGGGCGCTCACCATTACGAGCAATAGGGGCATCAATACGGCTCTGAAAAAACTCGGTGTTATCTTCCATTCCAAAAGGATTACCAAACGGCGCACGACTGGCTTCAAACATATTTTCAATTTCGCGCTTCTTAATTTGCGTGGAGCCGCCGCCATTGTAAGCATCAAGGACATGCTGATTCGCAGTGGGCGCTATATTTTGTTTCATACGACCGCCAAAAAATGGCTGCATATTGTTATGTTTAAAGTCCCTGGATGATATCTTCTGACCCGAGAGAGATGATACAACATAATTGCCATCTACATATGTGGGGGCACCTTCCGTATTATCAGAGCGAAACTCTATCATGGGCCTGTTGGAATCAATAGGTTGTGGTTCTGCTTTAGGGTCCGGAGAGGCATAAGGTGCTAGGGGCGGCACCTGTGTAGCATAGCCTAATGGTTGCCCATAGGGTCCAGGATTGGGCTCGGAAGGATATGTTAGTCCATTGGGTGCCTGATACATCATATCAAGCTCGGGACCAAATCCAACGGCCGATCCGCCCTTTTTAGTCTGGGTCAACGTATCTGTGTCGGGCCCCCTCTGAGCCGAAGTAGAACCTTGATTGCGAAATCCATCTGTCTTCGTATCCGATGCCTGTGAGAACTGTGTGCCGTTCCTCGAAAATTTTGTTACTAAATAACCACCGAGTGCTAATGCTCCAGCAACGATGACGGCCGACATACTACCTACCTTGTATTAGGCATTTATTGAATTCAATTTCACATGATCGCATGTTCGCATGTTCGTAAAATTGACAACCCCTACACACGTAGGGTATCCCATAGAATGACGACTACCAACCCAGAAGTCTGTTTCTTTGCTGTTCTGCTGTATACTGTAATCATTCTATACATTTATGGAATGTACAAAATGAGTGAATTAAATACACCACTCTTACGAGGTGGAAAGGGTGAATCCTAACCGTCCACAATTGGAATCTGTTTGGGATCAGAGCTGAGCCTGCGCTCCTGTCCACCAACATTCCAACACGATTGCGCAGAATGCGTATTATAGCGCTCCTTATCCAAATTGCGGCTAGGAATATAAAAATCAAAAGGTGTCTCAAACGTTTCCTGAGGATTATGGAAAAGCGGCGTCCATCGATTCCAGCCTGTCGCACGTAGTGTACAGGGAGGGTCTACAAGGCGCGAAAAGGTCAAAGGAACAACCTGATCACCTGCATTATCAACACCCTGCTGATTCATGTAGTTGGTATCAGGATTATAGAGAGCATCATCACAACGAATACGTGTGCCCAGGCGATCAATGCCTCGAAGATCCGACTCCACATCTGTACGCCATTGGCCCTTGACCCACGCATCGCCACTTTTTTGTAGACGCACAGTAGCATTCGCAGGAAACGTTGTAGGACAGTTCATAGCCGGAGGATTTAACATATAACGACTCGCATATGTGCGAATACGATTGTCATCCACCTGATGAAAATCATCATAACGATTTCTTGTAAAAGCCTGTTGTTTAGGTGGACAGGACATTCTCTCCTCTCAGGTTCGTTAATACTTTTCAGGATTATTACAAACTTCAGTTTTAAGTGGTACAGGGGCAGGCATACCAGGATAGGCCCACATTTGATATGTGGGTAAATGCTGAAGACGTGTATCGATTTTCAGGTTTATCTTCACATTATCACGAACAATCTCTTTCTGATCAGCACTCGGGGGCTGATATTGTCTCCAAGGGCAAAATGTATTTGGAATATTAATTCTGCGCAAATCCGATTCCATATCCACCATATTTCCCTTTACAATGCTTACATCATTACCACCCACTATACCTAAAATATGACGCTGTGGCTGAGGATTCAGGTACGAGGAGAGCTCTATGTCGTATGTTTGCGGATTTTCGGTCTGTTCCCATGGGTGCGCAGATACGGGTTGAAAGGCGTCATTGAGCGAGGCCATGGTTTTCTCTCTATTACATTGTGCGTGAAATCATGCCTGAAACATACCCCGTAGCAAAGAATCCTAACATCTCCAGAAATCCAAACCTGTTGTAAACAATCGTAAGGGTAATGATATTACCAATAAGCACAATACCTACATCCTCAAGAATGCTTCGAAAGAGCTGAATAATATCGGGACCTGTCATGTCACTCGGTGGTTTCTGCGCTCTTAAAACTAACTTTTGAAGAGCAGCAAGTATAATATAATAGGCAAATATAAAACACAGAAAAGGTATATAGTTGAACTTAAAGTAATAGATACCTGTGCATACGCCACCAATATTTAACACAGCCATAAGTAGAGCACTGAACAAGAGATTCATTCGTTTACTATTAAGAAAATAGAAAAAGAATAAAATATATACTATATATACCATTTAGCAATTGACATCACGGAGGTAAGAGCGCGTAGGAATACCTCCGTGCATCCAGCCTGGCGCAGCGGCCTCTTCGACAAGATTGGAAGGCTTCTGGACATTGGCCTTGAGCAGGGGAATCATTGGAGTGTATTGCTGATCGAAGAACTGCTCTGTAACTGTACCGCACTCTTTGCCCATACGCACCTGCTCAGAGTGTAGTAACAAGCTCTCCACATCGGGGTTGCCGCGACCACCTGCCATGTAAGGAATAGACAGAAAGGGGCGAGCCTGTGAGCGTGTCATACAGCGATTGTTCTTGAAACCTGGCTGGTTACGTAGCATAGAATCAGCATTGATGGCCTCATTGTTCCAGCCGTAGCCTTCACGAGGATAAACAAGGAGTTGATCCACAGAAAGTGGGTTGACACCGGACGCTAGAGGAACAAGATTGGTTGTAAGATAACGGCCAGGACCAACAGACTGCGCGTAATAGGATTGAATTCCACACAGGTCATCACGCGCGTGTGTCATACGGTTTAAATTCCACGAAGATGACATACTTTCTCTATACAGTCTGGTCAATAAAAAGTCTAATCTTAAACTAGGATGGCGCGTAAATCTCAGTCCAAGCGATTCTGTCACTGTATCAAACATGTGCGTAAAACAATGAAAGCTCGGAAAGGGTCAAAGGAATCCGCTGCGATTGGTGTATGTGTCCGCTCCGTATTACAACGCAGGGGACGTACGTTAAAGCGTTTTACATGTGGTCAGCCACGCAATCATGTCATAACACAGGCCTTCCCGAAACAGCGTCAATCAGGTGGTCAGTGCGCATGCTCTGGCGCAGGTCAGCTGCCGTTTGTGTAAAGGGGACCTAATTCTGTAAATACTAATTGCCTGGTAGGCTGTTTCCATTAGTATTATTTACCACATCTGGATCAGGATCAGAGGTAGTTGATTGTCTACGAGAATTTGGGACAACATTTGTAGGGTCCTCGCTTAGTGGATAATTTAAAGTAGTTAGTAGTGGCTTTTCTATTTTTTTTATATTTGCCTCAATATACAGTTTAACTGTTTTATAATCATTTTTTGTTGTACCATCTTCTAACCCACTAATTTTAGTATCAATATCATACACTATTTTTGTTAAACTATTGAATACTTTTCTGAATTGTTGACATTCCTTTTCGTCAACAATTCTACAAAACCCAATAAATTCAGAAGCAGGCCGTTCGTTTGCCATACGTCTAGCCTGCTCACATGTATTTTTATTTTTTGAACATAATCCATTTAAGCATTTTGTCTTACACGCATTAAATAATTCTAATAAAATAGCAACCCTTTTTTCAACAGCTCTTTTAAGATAATATCCATCATTAATATCAATAGGTTGCGCATGTTTATATAAGTCTCTTGTATATGATTTCATTTGTGATGGGCGTGGTGTTTGTAGTGGTTGTTTTCTTCCAAAAAAAAGCCACCCGCCCCGTCTCCGCGTATGTCGTTTATTCCGCCGTACCTTCCGTGTATATTTACGCACCATTACTACCTATCAGACAGATTTTTATACTTTTTGATAGGTTCATTATACTCTCTTTCTGCTCTTTACAGGTCCATATTGAGCCATGTAACAGGGCCACCATCTGTTCCAGCCAAGCAAGCTGTTCTGCCACCTTCTTTACAGGTTTTTCCAGGAATCTTGTAAAGCCAATCCGCAAAACTTCCTTGGTCATTCGGAATGGACGTGCTAGGCATTGTTACAAACTGTCTCTGACTCTGGTTCTTACCAAACACATCTGTAGGGTCACTAAACCACTGTACACGAAAATAGTCATCGAGTGTCTGCTTTACAGCAGGATTCGACGATTCAACAGCGGATGGCCTGTTAGGATTGTATTTGTATTCATCAAGCAAAATATTCATAAAGGGATTGCGAGCAGAGGGCGGCGTATAATCTGGAAGAGATGGTCCAGAATAGGGCGAAATGTCTACATTAGGTAAAGCCGCATCAATACCAACAATACGTGTTGCCATGCCTTTTGAGCTAATGTTCTGTGGATTTGTAAAGCCCTCTCCACCATGCCATACACCTTCACGACGAGCTTCGCGTAAAATCATATCTTCCTGTATATCATAGGAAGAGGCAGTTGGCGTGAGCTGTGTTTCCTCTGCGGTAACCACCTTCGCAGGATAAAATCCAGGATTCGTCGTCATAATGATAATAAATGCTACAACCGCTCCAAAAAAGATAGAAACTAACATGGATGTCATACCACAAAGAGGGGTACCCACTAAGCCAATGATGAAAGCAAGTATCAGGATCCGGATACAGAAGTTCCAGATTTGATATTTACATTGTGGTTTGTACTTGAGTGTAAACTTTGTTACTAACTCTAATGGCTTTTCCCAAAAGGGAATTTCACAGAACTCCATTCTTCCCTATTTATCCAGGTTATTTTCACTTCTTAGCAGCCTTCTTCGCATCCAGCTTCTTGCGAAGACGCTGTTGGACAAGTGCGAGGCGAGCAGAGCCTTCACGCCCCGCCTGACGAGCGGAATCCATATCTTCAAAGCCGAACATGGATTTAAGAGACTCCATAACATCAACGAACTCAGGATTACTCGAGAACTCTTTCATGAGCTCCTCCGCTTCACGCGCAATCTCTTGTGGCCGAATCTGCCCACTCTGTACCTTTTGCTGAAGTCTGTTGCCAATCTTCTTGATGGTATTTTGAATCATACCAGGGTTCTTTGTGAAGACCTGTACAAGTAATGTTAAGGCCCGGGATGGAGATTTTTCACACTCTTCTATCATTTCAGGTGTCATACCGAGGTCTTCAGGCTTAATATCGCGAACAATCTCCTCGGCCAACTTAGAAAGATGACCCTTTAGGAATTTCTTAGGAAGCTCTGGCATCTTAAACGTGCCGCCGCTGGCATCCGTTGTCCCCATCCCAAATATCTTGGCAAACTTACCAAACATCCCCTCAAAATCCATCTTACCAATTTTATCTTTCCATTTACCCATTATGTCATCCATCCATTCCTTTGTCTCTCCAGTAGGCATCTCACCCCCTGTGAAGCCAGACTCTAGGAAGCAGCACATGGAAAGGAGACGAAGATATTCCCAAATAGCCTTCTGTGTAGAGTCAGAGAGTGCCTTCCAAGTACCATCGGTGATTGTAAGACCAGGAAAGATGCCAATAGGGTTTGCCGTAGTATCGGTGGAGCCCACCGCTTTAATTTCGGCCTGAAATCGAGAAAGCCTATCACTCGGGGAAAAGGCCAGGCCCACTTGTATTCGCGCAGTAAACTCAGGGAATACTTCACATAGCTCTTTCGCATACTCTTCGTACTTTGATTGAAAGACAGATGACTCGGTCATTCTTACTCAAGTCAGAAAGATTCCCTTAAATCTTTTTGGCGCGTAGGATGTCCGAAATCATTTTTATCCTATTCTCTATAGACATGCTTGAAATCATTCATAATAGTATTACATGTATGATCGTATTTGGTGGAATAATTAGTGGATTTCTTCTACAAAACACGTTTCTTTTAATAGCACATATGTTCCTTTGCGGAAACATCATTATACAATGGTTAGCGAATGATAATCGCTGTATACTTTCTGCTGAACACTATGAGCATAAAAATGGATATACCGCGGAGCTATTACAATATATAGGCATTCATATTGACCCCGCAAATGAAGTTATAGGGAATATATTTTCGTACGGAATTACGCTAACCTCTCTATTTATTTCATGGCGGTGTTTACTCACACTTACACGGCGCGCGCCCGCCCACACAGAAGACATAGCACCTGTAGATACTTCCAAATAGCATCCTGTGTACCTCCAGAAAATCCAGCCCAGTGCTTATCAAAAATAGAAAGGGCGGGCATAATTTCATTGAATTGTGACGTAATTTTCACACGCGCAATCGCCTGTACAGATTGAATATCTTTGCGACCAATGGCTTCATGTAAATCACGATACACATGCTCATAAAAAAGGTCAACAAGAAGCCGAGGATTAATTCTCCTAGCACCACGAATCGCTTCTAGAGCCATTTTTACATCCTTTTCTTCAGTAAGAACTTCACAAAGCTCTTCAAAAAAGGCAACAAGTTGAGCATTAAACGCAGATAGAACTGACATTGTATTATTGCTACTTATATATGTATAGTGAATAGCCTTTAAATTATTACACAACGCATTTGCCGTGGATTTTAGCGAATCCGGAAAGTATTTGTAGAGAGTATAGATGGGCGGATATATCTCAACATACATGCGTTCAACACCAGCAGTAGACCTCAATGACGTGTCAGGCAACACAGTACAAGCGCCTATCGAAGCATCCAGTGATACTGTAGCAACCCCTCCTCCTACACCCGATGAGCAACAAACAACAGTAGAAACAAAACAGGAGGACCCTGCTCCTGTGCTAGTGCCGCTGCCCCTCCCCTCATCACCGCTACCACCCGTAGAAGACGAGCATACAACGAGTGAAAAGACCGTAATGGTGGACCCTCTGCCAGTACACCAAAAAATGGATATTAACAGAAACAATAGAAAAAGGGGCCGAAAATAGTATCTTACGAACGTGCGATGCGCTTAGGTATTCCATTCTCTCGCTGTGCCATATAGGATTCCATCTGTTTGTCGAGCATCTCCTCTTTTTTACTACGTTTTCCACTACTATCCATCATTTGATATGAAGAGCCTTCTTTCGTTCCTACACTCGTATTACCCTGTAGGAACGAAAACCCATATATACTACCCACAGATGACGAGCCTCCATTGCCCTGCGCAGATGTATCCATATCCACGAAGGAGTATGAATCACCAAACGAAGAGCCAGCATCGGAAATCATAGGCTCTGGTTCAAGGCCTCCATCACCACTACCGCCACTGCCACTGCCACCACCACCCCCGCCACTGCCACTGCCACTGCCACCGCCACCACCCCCTCGCCCCCCGCCCTCTTTCAGTTGCCGCTCTTTTAACCAGTTAAATACTTCACCATCTGTCTTCGGCTCAGGCTCTCCAGCAATTACGAGGGTTGGGACTTTCTTTAGCCAGGCGGGCAATGCTTGCCTTGTCGGAGAGGGATCCACGCAAACAAAACGGAATTCACCTTTATAGGGTGTCTGCGCAAGTTCAGTAATGAATGCTTTTGACCAATCACATCGATTTGAGTAAAAACAGATATGAATCGGTGCTCGACTCATCCTTCCTTTTTCTGGTTGCGAAGGTATGAAAAACAAACTACGCACATTGAAAAATTTGACCCTATGCCGGTCACTAAAAGGGCTTAATAGAGAACGGATTATACTATAGAGATGACTAGCCTGGAGTTCCAAAATCTAAAGAAGGGTCCTCAGGAAGCAACATTCACCCTTACACCCACTCATGTCTCCTATGCCAATACGCTTCGGAGGCTTATTATGACAGGCGTTGAAACCGTAGGATTTCGAGCAGATATGACGACAACTGGGACCACGTCTGATGTAACAATTAATGCCAATACAACCCCTATGACAAATGAAATGCTTGCGCATCGTATTGGACTTATTCCACTTGCTATCAAGGAGCCGCTAAAATGGGAAGCTGACCGCTATGCGTTTCGTCTGGCTGTTACGGGCGATAAGGACCGCCCAAAAGATGTCTTTGCGTCCGATATCAAGATTACTGAAAAGGTTCCGAATGAGCTAGAGCCCGTACCCGTGCCTACTGAACGATTCTTTCCGCCCAATTCTGTAACAGGCGATACATGCCTGATTGCTACCCTATATCCTGGTGAAACGCAGAAGCTAGAGTTTCAAGCAAAGGCAACGATAGGTACTGGGCGTGAAAATGCGCGATGGCAGCCTACACAACAATGCTCTTATGAATACACGCGCGACCCTGACCCAGTCAAGCAGAAAGAGCAATTTGAAAAGTGGCTAAGTGTTGCGAAGAAGGTTAGTCTCACTGGACTCGATGAAACGTCTGAAAAGTATCTTGCGCTCCAACGTGAGTTCAATACCATGGAAGTTGCGCGTTGCTACTTAAAAGATGCTAAGGGGGAGCCTTATAGCTTCGACTTTGTTGTAGAGTCCGTTGGCCCGCTCAATCCAGTGTATATCGTACAGCGCGCATGTGAAGTAGGCCAAGCAATTGTGGCGAAGTTTGTCACAATTGATAGTGGAGATGTTCCAGAGGAAATACGCATTTCACCCTCAAAGAGTCGTGTAATTGGATATGATTTCCTCATTCGCGGGCATGACCACACACTGGGCAATTTGCTTCAAACGTACCTTGCCGAGAATCACATGAATAGTCCTGGAGGACCCAGTGCGCCAACAAAGATTACCTATGCTGGTTATGTGGTGCCTCACCCTCTACGCGATGAGGTACTGATTCGTATTGGTGTGGAAGATGGTAAAGAGCATACGGCGCGTAAAGCATTTGCGGAAGCGTGTCGTGGATGCGAAGAAGTCTTTCGTAAGATGCGCGGGGCATGGATGACCGCGAACGGTATGGCAGAAGCCAAGGCAAAGAGTGGCACTGTAACATTTCGCCGCAAAACCCCCTCTGCGAAACCTGTCGCAAAATCCGTCGCGAAATAAGTACCTAGAATAGTAGGATGGATTCAAGTCAATTAACAAACTATCGTAAAGCGCACAGTCAGTTCATGTATTATGAGCAGCTTAATAAACGTGGCGCCCAAGACCAAGCTAATTTACAAACAGGCGCTCCATCTTTTTTTCTGAAGGGTCGAATGCTCATTCAGTCAGGTATGCCCGTTTTAACATCACCTACGTACAATTATTCCATGAATGATTCTATTCTTCAGGCATTTGAACTATTTTTACGGTGGATTGTGGTCAAAGGGTTTGGGCCCACGGCTACTGCGCGTGTTCTGTATATGTGGTTCATGGCAGTTGCCGCGCCGTGGAACTGGGTTGCTACGCAAAATAAACTCAGCGGCACGCACGATACATGGAACTTTAACCAGCAAACACTTCTCAATGACCCTATGAAAGTCTTTATCTGGACAAATCACGCGATGGTAGATACATTCGCCTCACTATTTACAGGCTACGATATTTCAATCCTACTTACGCAAGAACGCAGCATATTTGGCTGGACAGAGCAGCAACAGTTGGATGCGATAACCTCAATACGTCAAGAGGGAAATTGGCCTGCGTTCGGGTCGGCGTGGCAAACGTGGTCTGTGTATCGCAAGGGGGATGGATCGGCAACATATCTTACCCAGCAGCCTACAACCACCGAAGTTGTCAATAAAAATCTACAACTCCAAACCGATTCTCCTGTTCAACCCGCATATGTGGACCCAACCAAATGGACGCCTCTTAAACTACCCATGAAACCAGCCAAACAGGCATATGCGACATTCTTTTGGGACAGTGTCACGTCCACAGGTATCACCCCTGTACAAGAAAGCAATATGGACACTGTTGCTGACTCCTATTATATAACGGGAGCAGCCCGTGAAGCGGAACTTACGGATGTCATGAATATTACAGCAGTACTCAATGACACGGGTAAAGTATCCGCCGAGTTTTGGGCAGGGGGTCCAAATACGGTAACGCCTCCTGGCATGATGGGGTGGTTTTGGAAGGAGTATGTGCGTACAAATTCCACGGACACCGCTACACTCATTTTCTCAGGCCTTGATGTAGGTATTCATCTATTCGAGGGTTCTCGCATCACATGGCGCAATAAGTCACGAAAAGTACAGGCGCGTCCCATTCAGGAGCTACGTATCATGTATAGAGGCCAGAATCTTACATCATGGAACGCTACCACTGTGTCAGGCGAGCGTTGGATGCCGTACCAAGAGGCTAACTTTGTTACGCCGCCTTTTGCGGATTTCCCATCAGGTCACAGTCACTTTTCACAGGGCTTCGCGAATACAATGGCGGCGTGGTTTGGCACTATGATTCCCGTAGCACCTATAATAAAATCGGACCTCACTCTCCTTTCCCCCATATTTAATGGCACACAAACAAATAGTTTGAATACAGTAACCATCTCGACAGGCAGATCACAGATTCAACCGAATGTTGTTCCAGCAGCACCCACATCCCTGTTATGGCCAACATGGCAAGACATGGCAGACTCGGCAGGTATGTCTCGTCTCTATGGTGGTATTCATTGCTTATCTGCGCATGTATCCAGTCAAGCAGTCGCAAATCAATTACATACGGACCTCAACACGGTTTGGGGCTTCTATCGAAATTAATCCCGCGTCCCGATTAGAGAAAATGAATATCTTTACTATCTCCTTGCTTTCATTGTATAGTTTATTATATGCTACAATGAATACAAGCGCGCTTTCTTGTTATGATGATACGGGAAAATCAGCCGATTGGTGGTTTCTTAGTAAGCAGCCTCATGGCACGAGTTATGTATATTTCGACGCAAATACACCTGCTGCCAAATCTATACACGACCTCAATGATACATCATCAGGTGCTCTTGCGCACACTGTACAACAAATGTGGGAAAAAACAACGGGGTATGCCATATTTAACGATGAACCTGTTGGACAGCCCTACTGTACAGACTGCGGACATACAAAGGGCATTTGGATGTGGAATGATAACAATGGTGTGATTGTAACACATTCTGTTCCACTCTATCCAGCGGGCCCTTCACAAACTCCCCATTACCTTGGATTTGGACAAAATGCGTGGGATTATGGACAACATATGGCATGTTTTACAATGGATTCTACACAACTAAATCAAGTTGCGCAGTTAGGCATCCGAACAGCACCTCATATATATGATTCCAGAATCCCGCCAAACACTCCAGAGTTTATACGAGGGTTTGCAAATGGCACACTCGATCCTATCGAGGCATGTGATAAAACAACCGTTCAAACACAAAATGGCATGACAATCACATACTTTGCAAAATCGGCACAGTGGAATAATGAGCTCTATGGAGCGTGTATGGCACCCACATTACAAACACCTTTAGCCGTGGAGAGCTGGATTCGCGGAAAGGCGGAAGGAGCTTGGTGTAATCAGACATATAGTGTTGTTGATATTGAAGCGGTGAATATAGCATCAACGTTTCAATACAAAGAAGTGGATGACCACAGCAAATGGGCAGTAGCTATAGACAGCTCTATAGGATGTATTAGTGATATAAATCGTATGACATCGCAGTATACTCGAGGCGGTGGGTCATATTGTATAGATGCGTTAGGACAACTTCTATTCAGTAGTATAACGAGTTCTTCGCAGTGCTCATAATACACTAGCAAACTCTGCTCGAACTACAATATATTTGTGAAAATTATCCACGCCAATAATCATTTCTTCCTTTACAGGGGTCGTTTCAAGCGGTGATTGTCGTAAACGCAGCCGTGGCTCTCTATTATACATTTTATTTATATACTGTAATAAATGTTGATATGTATCAATAACATCTATAATCGTCTTTTTAGGGGGCGTGTAGCTCTCATCGAGAATCATAATGATCCACATCCCCTACATACAGGATAGAAAAGGGTTTATGTACCTTTAATCTATCTCCTCCACACGCGGTCCCTTGCCCTCCGCTTCTGCCTCTCGCTCTTGAAAGGCCTCTTCAGATTCAGCGCCTGTCTTTGGTCCGTTGTAGAGACTCATGAGAATCGGGCGTACACGGTCTTCCAGGCCCTTCATTTCAGCCCGAATTTCTTCCGTGGTTGCGTCGCGATTTTCATCAAGCCATGTAATACCCGCATCAATCTCCTTTTCTGCGCGTTGTACATTATAGGCACCAAGTTGTGCTTTCACCTTATCTTCACGTAGCGTATTGCGCGCATTATACATATAGGACTCCATTTCATTACGAGCAGTAATACGCTCCGCCTTTTCTTTATCTTCCGCGCCATATTTCTCGGCCTCTTTTACGAGGCGCTCCACTTCCTCTGTGCTGAGGCGACTCTTATCATTTGTAATAGTAATCTTATTGGTCTTGCCCGTTGATTTCTCGGCCGCGCTGACATTTAGAATACCATTCGCATCAATATCGTAGCTAATCTCAATCTGCGGCACACCACGAGGCATAGGCGGGATATCATCAAGCTGGAACTTGCCGAGTAGATTACAGTCGCGCGTAAATTGACGCTCCCCTTCAAAGACTTGAATCGTAACACCAGGCTGATTGTCCGAATACGTACTAAACATCTGCGTCTTTACAGTTGGAATTGACGTATTACGCTTAATAAGAGGTGTCATGATACCTCCTGCTGTTTCAAGGCCAAGTGAGAGAGGAGCAACATCGAGAAGAATAATATCACTCGTCCTATCATTGATACCACTCTTTGCGGTCAGAATATGCGCCTGTACTGCTGCGCCATACGCAACCGCCTCATCGGGATGGACCGAATCGTTGAGCTTCTTGCCGTTAAAGAAAGAGCTGACCATATCACGAATCTTAGGAATACGCGAAGAGCCACCAACCATGACAACTTCATGAATCTTGTCCTTAGACATCTTGGAGTCACGTAGCACCTGCTCCAAGGGAGCAATACAACGCTTGAAAAGCGGCTCACATAGGGATTCAAACTTTGCGCGCGTAATTGTCGTCTGAAAATCTATCGCATCATGAAGGGAATCGACCTCAATTTGAGCCTGTGTGGAAGAAGATAGGGTGCGTTTTGCTCGCTCACATGCTGTACGTAAACGACGCAATGCGCGATTATTGGACTTGATATCAGCGCCCTTATTCTTCTTCGAAAACTCTTGGCAACACCATTCAACAAGCGAGGAGTCAAAATCTTCTCCACCCAAATGCCCATCACCTGCTGTCGCCTTTACTTCAAATACGCCATCCTCCATTGTAATTAGGGAAATATCATGTGTACCGCCCCCACAATCAAAAATAACAATATTCTTTTCACCGCCCCCCTTCTTATCTAGACCATACGCCAGGGCCGCAGCAGTCGGCTCATTGATAATACGCAGCACATTCAGACCCGCAATAATTCCCGCATCCTTCGTGGCCTGACGCTGAGAATCATTGAAATACGCGGGCACAGTAATAACCGCATCTTTCACCTCTTTGCCCAGATACGCTTCCGCCGTCTGCTTCATCTTTTGGAGAACCATCGCAGAAATCTCTTCTGGAAGAAAATCCTTCTGCTCACCCTTGTGTTCCACCGTAATAACAGGCTTACCGCCGCGCCCCTCTTTCATGGAAAAGGGCCATAGCTTTTTATCGGCCTGTACGTGTGCGTCATCAAACCGCCGACCAATCAGCCGCTTCGCATCAAAAATAGTATTACTTGGATTGGATGCCGCTAATGTTTTAGCGCCATCACCAATCACTCGTTCATCGCCATGAAAGGAAACATAGGAAGGGGTTGTACGATTTCCCTGATCGTTCGCAATAATTTCTACATGGTCCCCCTGCCAGACCCCCACACACGAATACGTAGTCCCTAGATCGATACCAATCGCACACGACATTGTTCAAATTTCTAATCATATAGGGGTGTTTTGCTTTAGGCCATTTGTCGTTACGAAACAATGGGCTGTGTAAACTCATACACGGGAATACTCTCGCGCCGATTCATAATAAATAGCAGCTGCTGCCAAGGCAACGCCTGTACATGCGCCCATACATCTTTTTCACGAATAAATTGCTTTTTGGGCCGCAGCGCATACAAATAGTAACCGTGAAGCGCGAACACATGCGGTTTCCACATCGGCTCCAAATATTCGGGCTTTAGAGTTTTCGTTATGTGAAGGCGCACATAACGGTCATACATCATCTTTACTGTATTTTCAAGGCGAATATACAGTAAACGAAACATATTTGTATCTTCAGGATAGTAATACAGGTACGTATCGACCATGTGAGCAATATATAGCTGCGCATAGCGCACATCACATCGCGGCGTATTTCCACGTAGACTGCGTACCATTCGATAGGTATTAGAGCGAATACGCCAACGATTTCCCGCATTATCTTTCATGGTCGCGCCCTGCCATCCCCAGCCTCGTTGCTCAGCAAGTCCAGTAACCCATTGTACTATCTCATTGTTGGGAGGCGGATCGAGGCGTAAGGGAGCCAGCGGCAAATTCTGCTCTTCTATCTCGCATTGACCCTCTGCGAGTACACGACCTGCGTGAATCTGATAGATTTTAGGCACCGCCACTGGCTCTACAATGCGATGGTCAGGATGTTGAAGCAATACGCTAACAAAGGTACAATTGGAAGGAATTAGCATACGAATATCATCGATTCCAATTATATCTAGCGCATCATTCATGAGATCCCTGAAGGAACGTTCCGTGTAGAACGTTCCGGTCGCATCAAAGCTTGAACGTGTTACCATAACAGGCTCTTCGCCTTTCAGATACACATTGATCATGACACCATCCAGATAGTCCTGATACAGCAGGCTTTGCACGGCTTCAGCAGGAAATGATTCCACAGTCGATGCTTTTGGTGGTGCTACACACAGGGGGCGATGAGCGGATGTACTCCACACAACAGAACGGAACCAACGAGTGTGTGGAACACTAAAGTTAGATACACCCTTTTCGTAACGAATAATTACATCATCACCGCCATGTTCAATGACGCGCAGGGCTCCTCCTTCATTACTAGTAAGATAAGCGCGCAGAGCATCCCACGTAGGAAAATGCTCCACAAGTTGTTGAAATATATGGACAGAATACACCATTTGTTCGATACCTATATGAGTATGTCGAGGCTTTACTATGTCAAATTTTCCGCACAGGAAATCAGCCAAACTCAATAGAGATGGAGGGTTCCGAGGCACAAGAAGCTTCCGCTCAGGCAATGGAAGATATAGTAGTGCCCAATATGTTAGAGGCACCTCCAGAGGAGCTTACACTTATGGAAGAAGAGAGCGAGGCGCCACCGCCGCCGCCACCTGAAGAGAAGGAAACCGCATACGACCCTTTCACTGTTCTTGAACTTGGCGACCATGTTATTATTGATAGTAAAAAATATGGCCGCACGGTTGGAACTATTTATTATCGCAGCGGCGACCTCATTCGTGTTATGCCAGATGGCGCACAAAATATTCTCTATGATTTTGAGCGTGTCTATACGGGGGATGAAGACAAATTCGCAGAGGAGCTAGGTGTAACAGACGCATTTATTCTAGATAAGCATAAGTACGATACATTTGTTGAGCTAAATGACATTCGTGTGGGTCAGACAATTGAAACAATCACAAAGGTTGGAGAGCCTGGTCCCATCTATTATGTAGAAACAGTCAATCCTGAAGAGGATGAGATAATTATTAAGAATAAGGGCACGGAAGAGACAGAGACACTTTCGTTTGGCTATGTGGGCATAGATACAGACCTGCCCTTTGTTATTCTTCGCAAGGCTATTTTAACACCTGAAGAGGCAGAGAAGGCAGCAGACGCAGCCGAAGGAGTCGAAGGAGCCGTACCAGAAGGGGAAGCAGACGCAGCAGCAGACACAGAAGAAGTACTAGACGTACCAGAATTCATCGCCATCCCAGCAGGCCGCATCGTGTTGCCAAAACCGACCATCTACCGAGAGGCAAAAACAGCAGATAAAGTGTATACAGACACCGACCAGAAGATAGATGCGTTAAACGATTTCATCTCCATGTTAGACCCTCTTGCTCAGAAAGACACGAAAGAGATTCGCAATCAACGCATCTTGGTTGAGACACTCTTTCAGATGAAACAAGAGCTAACTGCGCTCAATGCGGACGGCTCTGTAAAGGGTCCAGAGGCTGTTTCAGTGAATACGATTGCGCAACTGTTAGACAAGGTCGATGTCCCCCTTGGGAGAGCCGTCTTAGATATATCGAAACGTATTTACAGGGCAGAGGATGATGAGAATGAAGAGGACATTTCTGAATCACCAGACGATTACTACACAGTATCATATTACAAAGAGCTCGCGCAAATGGTTACAGCAGACACGACAGAAATGCCAGGCGCGGCTCCAACCGCAAATATTAAAAAGTTCTGGTTCAATCAACAGGCCTTCGCAGATACCTACGCACGACCTTGGCGACACAACTCTATTCTACCACCCATATCTGTACCAAAATCAGATGTTGAAGTATTCCGCCGTTATATACCTGACCTCGATGAAGAGAAAATTCCAGGAGGATTTGAAATCACAGACCCATATAATTCTAAACTCGATAAAAATTATCCTCTACTCGCGAATATTAAGCTCTCAACATCAAGGGCGCTTGGACCCACGTATCGTAAAGGAGATGATAGGCGTAAACAGGTTCTAATCGGCGCAGAGGGTGCTTCTTTAAAATCGTATCTGCTTTTTCCTATGGAAGCAGCGCATCAAGTAGGTACAACCCGCTCAGGCTCATTGGCAATTGATTCAGGGCGCAATATGTACCCTTTGAAAGCCCTCATTAACCTTTTCACTGAGCTCGGTGGAATTCAAGAGGTTCCCACAATAAAATCAATTATAGCACTCGATGTCGCTGGAAAGACACTTGGTAATATTCCATTAAAAGACTACATTGAAGGATTAACAATACCTGGCACTGGCATTGGAGATGCCAGAAAGAGTCTCGTCGAACTCGGCCTAGATCAGCTCGAGCTTACACCCGAAATCCTGTCTGCTATCTATGTCAAACTGAAGGCCTATCAAGACCAGCTTATTACAACTATCGCAACACTTCGCGAGGCCCTGAAAGAGCTTCCTGAAGAGGAGGAGCCAGTTGTGGACACATCATACCAACAGCCCAATCCTATCTTAGACACCATTATTCGCACACAGCCTGTTCTCGTGGAAGACCTTATCACATTTGAGAGGCAAAACCCCATTATCGCAAAGTCAGACATCGCACAGTATGTATATCTATTACGCAAACATGCCGACTATTTCCAGACAGTTGTAGGACAGCAGTCCATATACACTGCGCGTGAAAAACTAAGAGCAACCCGCGACATGTTTTTGGAATCCTTAGAGATAAGTGAGCGTCTTCGTGAGAAGAGGGAAGACAAAGGTGAAAAACCAGAGCCAAATCTCTGCCCACACGTCGCACAACTTCGAACCATTCGCAAAGTTCGCGACGAGGCAGACCGCTATTCTGTACTCACAAAGTTTTTAGTAAAATATCAGGGTAGTCGCGAAGAGAACTGGATTATGTGTAATACATGTAATAAAGAGCTCATCTGTGTTCATGAGAGGAATCAGATTCAGGCATTCCTCTCACCAAAAGAAAAGGACCAACTTCAGAAAGAGATGTTCATCCACTTTTCAGACGGTGTCTTTCAGGGACATTTTATCTGTCGAAACTGCGGACAGCCGATGAAAGAGCTAGGGTATGATACACATATGGAATACGATGATAATGGCCGACCAATGAGCGGCAGTGCTGTTCTTGAAAATACAGATGAGCTAAAAAAGGCAGAGATAGACGCAGTATTAGGCCTGCCCATCGGCCCCTCAGAGGAGGAAATACTGTTCAAATCTCCTGCTGAAAACTCGTACTATATAGTTATCAAAGAGCTAGCAGGGCGTATTGGCGTAAATCTCAATGAAGTATCTTTTAGACGCATTGTAAGTAATATTGATAGACATATGAAGCGTCTTCAGACGCGCAAAGCGTACACCAAAGATGCGAAGAAGGGTCAGGCAAAGATAGATTATGATGTAATGGTTGCGCGAAATCTTATCTGTGCCGCTGCTCTCTTTTTATTAGTAGAAGTTCAGACGCGTATTCCAGATTTTGTGATTCGCTATTCTCTTCCAGGCTGTGTCGCAAGTTTCAGCGGATTTCCACTAGGCAGTGAAGCAGATAAGCGCGGTCTTACATATCTAGCATGTGCTGTGAGTACAATAAAGAGAGACGAGGCTCCTTGGAATATATCTGGTTTCTCTTCAACAAAATCGGAAGAGAAAGTCCGCTCTGTGGTGTTGAACTATATGGACAGCATTTTGGAAGCCGCCCTAAAAGATGACCTCACCCTTCATCAAATTATTCAGGAAAAGAGGGCGTACATAAAGCGCATATTAGGCACAGATGTGACACACGATATACCCAAAGATGAAATACCGCTTGGATTCCTACCAGAGCAGATAATTGTAAAGCCAACAGATGAGCCAATAATACCAGAAGTTGCCTCGAATACGAATACAGTATGGGCGCAGATGGCGTTAGCGAAAGCGTGGATTCTACAGGGCCATCATCTTGCGAATATGACCGCCAATAAAATAAAGGGCTCTCCCTATATTGAGACAACATGTTGTCTCAAAAATATTCAAGCTCCTAGCAGTTTTTGGGAGGCGGCATCCAATATGCCTACACTTCCAATCCGCCAAATTCAGCCAAGGCTGCTTTTACAGTCTGTCTTAAAGGTTCATTTTGACCCAAGAAAACAGGAGATACTCTTAGCAGAGACTCCTGACGATATCCTGTATCGCATTTTCTTAAAGGTTTGTTTCCAGGGACCGCGCACAGGATTTCCGCATGAGCCAGGGCTCACCCATCTCTGCCCTTGGTGTGGTTTCCAATTCCCTGGTGATCCAAACTACATTGACATGGATAAAGAGGGACAATCTGCCCTTATCTCTCAAGAGGTGAAAACAGGGAGGGATGAATTCCAGGCGCTCTTAAACGATGTTCATAAAGTAAACGAAGTACCCAAGTTTGAAGAGACACCCCTATCAAGCACGGAGTCGGTCATGAAGCAGCTTACAGGGATGGACCCAGCACCGATGGAGCAGTGGGCTGAAATCATTACAGGCACAATTACAAAATTAAACGAATTAACACCTGATGCGCACCGTGGCGATGTGCTCACCGCAATTGGGCTCCTATCGGATAGGATTCATACAGCGAAGTCAGATATAGAAGCCCGCCTTACACCAAGGGCAATGCATTTTTTAAGCCAAATTGAAGAACTTTCTTGGATAAACTTTTTCCAGTTCTTACAGTCCTACATTATTGTACCTTTCCAACGTATTCTAAATGGAATGGGTACAGGCACAAAGGTTGTGCCGAGGGAGCTAGAACTTTCCATAGACCACGTTACAATGATTCATGAAAAGGTATTCGCATCAGACGATAAGATTGTTTTAGCCTTTATAAGTGAATTACAAAAGCCAACAAATGCGTTTGGTGTTGCGAAGCTACGCAAATATCTGACGCAAATGTCAAAAGTTATGGAGTTCAAATCAAAGCTTCGTGCGATAATGGTAAAAGGCCGCGCATCCACATTAAACTATTTTCAACGCGCATTTTTCTATGGACCTCTACAAACTCTTTTCGATCCACATGATATTCCAGATAACTATGCGGAAATAGCAGCAGAGCTTGGCGCAGGGGATGCCGCCGCGGACACCTCTATTAAAGTACTATTACATCTAGTATCTGTAACTATTGTAAAAGCAATATCAGAGCGCCTAGCATTCAGCGATGAAGAATTAAAGAGCTTAATTGCGGTACGTGACGAAAAAGAGCGCAAACAGGTTCTATCGGATTTCGATGCGATGTCAGAAGATGAACGCGCGGTGGAGATGGTACATAAATTCCTCGGCCTTGGCCGTTTCGCAGCAGGTGGATCCAAGGTAATTTACACCTATGATAAAGAGTGGTTCGACCACGAAACAAAGATGCGTAAAGATGCGGGCATTCTTGATTTTCAAGATAGTACGCCGACAGAATTTATGGGTTTCGCACAAGATGGCCCCGCAGTTGATATGTATGGCCTTCCTACGACAGGCGATGATGATGATAGATATGTAGCGGACAATGGGTATGACCACAGGCAATTTGGCGAGGATGAGTAGAGGCATGTCGCATGTCAATGGCGAGAGATCCCTAGACCCCTATGTCCACTTTACAGCAGGTATGACAGATGTATTCCGTATGGATCAGGTGCGCCTTACAAACATTTTAGGAAGTGTACAATACGGTGTACTGTATGCGATTGTATTTTTCTTTGCTGGGATTTTCATAGAATCCTTATTTCCAAAGTACATGACAACCGCTTCATTTAGAACATTAGCATTACAAGTAGTATTACAATGTATTGTTCTTACAATTGTGATATTTTACGCGCGTAAAATTGTAGAGTCTATTCCAGGCCTTATAACATTTTTCCCCAAGAAAGTGGATGAAGCCAAACTGATAGCACACGGATTCATTCCATACGGCATTGAGGAATACAAGGGCGAGACAATGATGTCCATTATTCTGGTGGGTACATCTGTGAATTTATTGAAGAAGATAGGGCGACTGGCGACCCTGGGTGAAAAGAAATTTCTATAGACTCTACCCACAAAAATCACGAGATGTGATCACAACTCATTGCAAACGCATACGCCGTCCGCATAATGTCATCCAGGTCATATTTTGGCACCCATGTAAGCAGTGAGCACGCTTTTGAGCTATCTGAATAAATCGCAGGTACATCTCCAGGGCGACGTGGACCAAGTACATAGTCTAGCGCCACTCCAGACATTCGTTCAAATGCCTGAATCGCTTCCATAACAGTATTTCCCTGACCTTTCCCCAAATTAAACACACTACATACATCCCCTGGCGTTCGCATCATATACTCTAACGCCAGTGTATGCGCATGGGCAATATCACATACATGAACAAAGTCGCGCACACATGTTCCATCACGTGTAGGGTAATCATTCCCAAACACGCGCATAGGCCCCGCACGATGCCCTGTTGCGACCGACACAATCGCAGATGTCAGACTAGGTACCCCACCATTGGGAACTTCACCAATCTTCAAGCTAGGGTGCGCCCCCGCAGGATTAAAATAGCGCAATAGGCACACTTGCTGCGTATTCCCACCACGGCGTGTAAAATCTAGAAGCATCTGCTCACCCATCTGTTTCGTAGCCCCATAGGGGCAGTTTGGCGCTTTCATCGGTGTAGATTCAACAACAGGAATAACATCAGGAACACCATACACAGTACAGGAAGATGAAAACACAATATAACGTGTACCAAACTCCTCACAACACTTCAATAGCTGAATCAGTGAAAGCAGATTGTTTTCATAGTACATCATGGGTTTATCCACAGATTCGCCGACGGCTTTATAGGCCGCAAAATGAATAACACCGACAATGCGCGGGTGATGAATAAACACTTCACGAAGCTCCGCCAGAGATTTCATATCCACATCATAATCCACAAACCCTCGTGGCTTTACAATATGACGAACCTTTTCGGGAACACCTGAAAAGGAGCGGGAATAATCATCAATCGACACAACATTATAGCCGTTTTCAATCAAATCAACAACCGTGTGTGAGCCAATATAGCCACTTCCACCTGTAACAAGAATAGTACCTTTTGATGTCATTTCTCTATATACTACACGTATTGCTATACTTTAAATGTTTTCTACCCTATGCGGATGAGAGTGGTTCAAACAGCGAAGGAAAAGATATGTGACAAGATATAGGGTATGAGGATTCTTCTTTATTCAGGTCTTCTTTATTTAGTTATGGTCGCCACTATTCTCGCAACGCAGCCTACATTGATGTTTACGGCAGATGGCCGATGGAAAGAGTTCGGCATTGGACGCAATCCTGATCGCTACACATGGATGCCATTCTGGCTATTTGCGATCCTCTCCGCAATCCTTTGCTACTTATTTGTACTGATTCTAGCGGGTGGCGATGCGCTTCCAGGTGTTCAAACCACGAATGAGGTCGTAATAACAGAAGTAGAAAACGTTGAAGCTCCGATAGCAGATATTTTGGATGTTACCCCAAAAGCAAATAGCGGCTCTGTGCCCCCTGTAAAACGGTCAAAGGCACCCACCGAAATGAAATCAGGATACTATATACTCAATATGGCCGAAACCGCAAAGAAGGGTGTCCCAAAATACATTTTTCTTGGACCAGAGCCGCCGAATCTAATCTATAATCACAGCGAAGGCAGCCCCGTCCCTCCACAATAACACGAGCCTATTACGTAGCACACACCTGTGATAATCCTGAGCTGACAATTTGACCAAACATTACACCCCAGAAAACATAGTAGGCAATCGCAATGCCCTTATAGATGCTATTCTTGCTCTCAATATCTGATACACAACCGCTTCCAGTAGGAGCAGGTTTACGACAATCCATGCTGGCAATTGAGAAGAGTGAAATGATAGGTGCGCGGAATATAGAAAATGCGGAAACAATCAAAGATACCCATACAATAATCGGTGTATAAATGCTACCTAAAAATGCGCCAGCAACATTAATAGATCCGCACGCAAATAACTGTCCAAGCAGTGCTGTACCCGCTGAAAATACAAAACTCATAATAGGAATTAAAATATAAAGTAATATATACCTTATTCTTGGTGTAAATACAATACTATCATTACAGAACAGGATCACCATACAAGCTATAAAGATTGCCAATATAACAGATGTACTATACGTATAACCAGCTGAATATGATTTATCCGGGTCAGGCATACCGAGTACTCTCTGCTATTTGTATTTTTATTTATTCAGTTTAGAGATGGAGGCGTCGAGTGAAGGGGGTACGAGTGAGCTTAAAATGTTCTATAAGGGACGGAAACTATATTATGCGAAACTCTATAAAACACCCAAAGAACGATTTAATGATCTAAAAAAAGAGCAGGAAAAACAGCAGAAGGGTACAAAAAAGAAAAAGAAAGAAGCAGCAGAAGCAGCAGAAGCAGCAGAAGGATCTAAGAGAAACGTGAAAGACCTATTTCGGTACAGTAACGAAGGTAACTTGGAGTTTTATGATAAAAAGGGGGAGTTAATTAATGCGATAACAACCAAATACTATCGTGCGCCAACAATAGAAGAGATAGCCGAAGTAGAGCAACAACGTCTAACAGTTATCGCAGAAGCACAAGAGGTATTTGAGCAGGCTCGTCGTGAGCTACGCGCAGCACTGGAAACTCCAAATCCAGAGTCAGGCGATATACTACGTCTAAATCGCAAAGTGACCGAAGCTGACATGGCATTACAATCCGCAAGATACCAATTGAAAGATATTCATAAAATCAATTCGATTGATACATCAATGATTCTTTTGGACGAACCTGGAGAAAAGCGCAAACTGTTCGACGTTGTGGCATTTGGAGGGAGAACACTTACCCTTCAAGAGCAGTATGTGCGAGAGGGCAAACATGTTCCGCAAAATGTACTCGAGGCGGCACAACAAGCCGAAAATATGCGTCGGACACGTAAAGCGGCACGTGTGCGGGGCGTTATTTTCTTTAAGCTCCCTGACACAAACGAATACGGTTACATGTCCTTAGAGTGGCCGGTTATAATCACATATAATGGAACACGCTACAAATCTGCCAAACATACACTATTTGGCGAGTTGGCAAAACACTTTAAAGATATGGCGATGTTTGGCCGTATTCAAGCTACAGAAGATCCCGAGGCCCTTGCGTACAACTATGTGGACTCTAAGGGCGCGACAAAGGAGGCATGGGATTCCAAACGGGCAGAGATACTACAGAAAATCGTACGCGAAAAGTTCAGACAGAATCCTGAGTTAGGAGAGCAGCTTGTACAGACAGGTGATATTGTAATTGCGGCAGATGTCATAGACGACACACTATTTGGTATCGGTCGGTCGATGGAAGATCCAAACGCAATGAAACCACGAAAATGGACGGGACAAAACTTGCTAGGTAAAACGATTGAGAAGGTGCGTAATCAACTTCAAAAGGAGAGACAGGTTGCGCAAGCAGTAGAGGTCAATGAGGCGGTAACCGCATCAGAGCCAGTGGCAACTGTAATGGAGACTATAGCAGATGCCCTACCAGAAGGTGCTATAGAGGCGGTGACCGATGCGGTGACCGATGCAGCAAGCAGTGTAGCAGCGAAGGCATCTAATGTTGTATCAACAACTATATCGGGTATGATTTAATTTACTAGTTTTCGAGTATACTTTGCGAACCGTGCGCGTGATTTCCGAGTTCGGTTTAGTTTTCGTCTACCTCCTGAAACAGGATCAGTGGCTACTGGATCAGGGGCCATTGGATCTAGTACAGCAGTTCCCAGTTTATTTCTTCCTGTAGGAAGATGGGGTGTTGGATCATTGGTATTAGGAGCAACCTTGGAAATTTCATTCACAGTAGGAACACCCTGCTTAGATACAATTTCAACTGTATTATCAGAATCCTCTTCTTCTTCACGCGTTGTTATTAGAGCAATTATTTTTTCGAAAATCTCTGTATTAAATGTGTAATCTTCAGGTGTAATTCCAGTATCATATACCTCCTGTAAAGATACACCGTAATATGCCTCTTTAAAACGTTCAAATTGGTAATTGATTAATTCACGAAACTGTTTTTTATCAAGAGGCACAGTGTCAACATCCTCTACACGAGACTCATCGGCGATTTGTTCATTGTATGATTCGATTGTCTTACACATATTGAATAATATTTTAGGATACATGGATAGAATAATATCAGAATTATCGTTTGATATAATATTGTAAACAGGACATTGTTGTAATAATTCCAAAAGCATCATATGTTTTTTATCAGAAATATCATATACGGCCGGCCCTGGCATATTATTAAGCTGTTCAACGGCAAACTCAGTTATCTTTTTCGCACGATCTTTCAGATATAATAGAACATTGGCCTCTTTTGCAGAGTACTTATTTACAAAGGTTTCCCACGATGTATTGTATTCATTATTTAATTCACTGTGAAGTTTCTTGATTTCTGTGAACATTGATAGTATAACACCGATTATTACGCCGCTTACCTTTGTAGTCCTCTTTGCAGCCCCAATGTCAGCCCTGGCTTTAGACGCCCTTATTCCAGCACGCTCGGCTCGTGAGGTCCCTACCCCAGTTGATTTTCCCTTTGCCCCAGCCGGTTTTTCCGTGACAGTTACTGTGGCGACTGGCTTGTCTGGCTCATATGCGGCAATATCGGCAGGACTAGCATACGGGCATATAAAGAGTGTCCCTTGATCCGTTTCGCGAGTAGACCATGTTCCATCGTAACTAAATAACCATTGACCTGCCCCATCACCAGTGGATGACAATAATGCGCCAATTTTCTTTGCGTATTTACGTTGGGACATATCCCCATTTAGTTTAAATTGAAGAAGAAATCCAATAATCTCTTCTTGCGTAATCCCAAGGCTTTTTAGACGTTTCACAACAGATATAAGCCATATTATAGTGCGTATGCTATTTCTTACAACTGTAGCAGGTAGTATACCTGGTCTATTACATGCTCCATTGATATCGTTAACCGTTGGAATAGCGGCTCCTGGATCACTATCATCTATCATTTGCTGTCTAGCAGCCGTATGATTGGCGACCTGTAGTTCGCCGTAAATAGCCTTACCGCATATGTCAGCTAACATGTTTGTAGTATTGAAAGCGTAATATGGATCCTCAGGATGCGTAGCAACTACATACACGAATGCGGATAATATTTGTAAAGAAAGTCCCTTCTGCATAGATTCTTTTGACATTACTATCTCAACCTTAAGAAGTGGGTAACGATTTATTTGTATTATCATCCGCACTTGTGCATCGACCCATGCTGGTACTGCTACTGCTACTTCTACTGCTACTTCTGGTATATCACCCCTATTTTTCCCTGGATTATTCGTTACAGCCATATGAGGTTCGTCCAATTGATACACAGGTATATTACCCGAATTACGAAATTCACCAAAAGCATTTACCTGTCCACAAGGCAATGATACTATAGGAACATATTGTGCGCCGACAGCAGGTAACACTCTAACAAATGGCTTAACTTCTGGTAGATCCCACCGAACGGCATCAATGTACACATCAAACAATCCAAATACATTATCACGAATCGCGCAGTTTCTAAAATAACTTGACCTATGCGGCGCGGCATCTAATATTTGTGGCGCGCCGGCATATCCCGCTATATTTAGCCAATCGTAACCACCGTCATCTAAATTATTACCATTCAGTTTCTTCTGACCGTCAAAGCATGTATCCGCGAATCCTTCAGCATCCTCAACTATCCTTAGACCAGCACATCTTCTTAATTTACCTAAGACAGCAGCAGCAGGATCCGCAGCAGCAACAGCAGCAGCAGCAGCAGCAGCAGGATCCGCAGCAGCAACAGCAGCAGCAGCAGCAGCAGCAGGATCCGCAGCAGCACAATCTCGACAACGACAGTTGCCGGCGACCGAGTGTATAAGGTGTAACGGAAACTGTGCTCCCCTGTCGCCAGCTACCCACATAGTAACAAGGGCTTGAAGGTCGTCACCTATTTCAATAATTGCTGGTACAGGTTCTCCTGGAACAATTATAGGTGCAAATGAATCCATGACGGCGTTATTGGGACCAGGATCGGCAACATCAGGGGGCTCCAATCCATGCGCTCTTAATGTTTCCTTAAAACCCTGTGTATTGTTTGAAGGCCCTTTACGATATGTATTACGATATGTTCCACGCAACGCATATAAATCAGTTATAAATTCAAGATATGCGGGGGATGCGATAGATACGCATTTTTGATATTTCTTAGATTCTTCATCGTCGAAAAAGTGTGCTATGTATATTTC